CACCAGCGCCCCCAGCCCCGGCGCCACCAGCCCCGGCGCCCCCAGCCCCGGCGCCACCAGCCCCGGCGCCACCCCATGCGCCGCCGCCTTCGAGCATCGGGCCGTTCGGGCCCATGAGAACGAGATTGCCATCTGCTGCCATCCCCAGTATGAGCTTGCCTTGCGAATAACCGCCGACGCGAAGCTGTCCGCCATCGTCCGCCATGCCGTTGCGAAGCACGGTTCCATAGGATTGAAGGCCGAGGCTTCCATAGGGCCACGACTGGGCGTTGAACTGTCCCGCGCGCGGCTTCGGAGCTGTTTGCGCGGGTGTACCATTCTGCGCGCCGCCTGCCGGCGGGCCACCCAGCGAAAATCCGTTGTTGATGTCCGGCGGGTTACTGAGCGCGGTCACTCCGGGTTGAACGCCGGGAGTGACGCGCGGCTGCGCACCTACTGGCGGTCCACCCAACGAGAATCCGTTGTTGATGTCCGTGGCCGGCGCGCCGCTGCTGGCTCCGAGGGAGCTGAGGTCGAAAGACTGATCGGATCCCGGAGCGCTTCGAGCTGCCGGAGGCGGGCTACCCCCGGTGGACGCAAGGCCACCCAGGGAGAATCCTTCGTTGTTGCTGCTGCCCTTGAGTGCGCTGGGAGTCTCGACGCCCGTCAACTGGAATCGAAGGTCGTCGGCATCCCTTACGACATTCCTATTACGCTTGCCGTCTTTCCAGCTTTTCGCGGGTTTTCCCGTCGAATTGTTGGTGACGGAGATTCCGTAGCTCATGGTCGGGCCCTTCACATGATGGCCCGATTTTAGGGTGCGTCCCAGTGGGTTTAAGTTGCGTCCGGCTACAGCGTGGTAAGCAGTGTGAACGTGTCAAAGGTGGCGTCGTAGACGGCGATGCCAGCCACGATCTCGATGTCATTGAACACAGCGCCGGCGCCGGTCCTGAAACCCACGTCCGACAGCTTTGGCCGACCGCGAACCTCGGTGATGCGTGTGCCAATGTAGAGGCGCCCGAGATTGCCCAGCACGATCTCCTCCTCGGAGGGGATGAAGTTGCCCTCCTGGCTGGGCGACAGAACGAAGTCGGTCATCCTGCCCTTCTTCCCGTTCAGGAAGGCGTAAAACCTGCCATTCTTGCGCGTTATGGCCACGTGGTTGCGACCACCCTGGCCCGGGTCGGGAGGTAGCGTGAACGCGAACCTCATCATGGCCGTGCCCTGCGTCTCGGAGTCGCAGACGTTGAATACGATGTACGAAAACCTATTCGGCGCCGTCCCTCGAAGCGCGTAGATCTCGAAGCCGCCGACGAGCTTTGCATACACCCTGATGTCAGTGGTTTCCGGGGCAAACCGGAAGCACGTCATCAGCGGCACGTAGCCGATGGGGCGCAGCGCGCTTCCGATGGGATCCGGGGCCTGCCAGAGGCCGATGGTGAAATCCGACGTGCCCAGCGACGAACCGACAAGCCGCGGCGTATTCGGGATGCGGTCAATCATCGCTGTGAGGGTGTCGAACACGGTGCCGCCCGGGCTCGGGACGGCGCTGTTTCGCCTCCACGTGTCCACCGAGTCCTCGCCGGGAACGATCAGCGAGCCGCGGCCACCAGTGAGAACTCCTGGCGGAGTAACGAGCTGATCTCGCGGGTAGTCCGCTTGAATCGGAACTCCGCGGATGTCGTACTGAAGCGGCAGGCGCTCCTTTGCAATTATCGGCGTAGAGTCATCGGTCAGGATGACACGAGAGCCGTTCACAAACCCGGATCGTTGCGGGCCGGGGCTGACGCGAAGAAGCACGCGCACACCAGGGTCTGCCGCGAAGGCTCCGAAGGCCGGCGGCACGTTCGGCGTTACCGTCACGTTCAGCGTAGCGGCGAGCGCGTTGGACAGGCCGTTCAGGTCGAGCTTGTCATTCGCCCACAGCGAATACGAGTCCGAGATCGCAAGCTGCCCGCCGACCGAAAGCGTACCAATCAAGCTCGGCGTGTTCGGAATCGTGCTGTAGAAGTCGGCCGCAGGTGTCAGGCTCGACATCCCCCAGCACACGAAGCGCAGTCGGCCAATCTGAACCTGGGCCGGCGGAAGAGGGATGGATGCCTTCGCGTTGTCGGAAACCACCTGCACGAAGAACACGTTATCCGTCGCGGTATTGAGTCCGGTGTCCCAGTACCCGCCGGACATATCAGTGACCACGATGCCGCCCCCGACGCCGACCATGATCGCGTAGTTGGGCGCCTGAAGCAGCGTCGTGTTCGTGAGCCCGCCCGCGCTGTAGATCATCACATGCGTGTGGTCCTGGCAGGCGACGTTCCGATAGTCGACCCGGGGTTCGCCAATGGGGTTGAATGACGGCGCTGGCGGCGGCGGCGTAAAGCCCTCAAAGCCGGTAACAATGACCGTGGCCGGGGAAGTCTGCGTTGTGGCAAAAGCGCGCAGGTACGTCAGGGGTATCGCGCTGCCGAACTCGGCCACAATGTCGGCTTCAAACTCCCACTGTCCCGGGGCAATCTGAGTGACCGTCGTGGCGAACTGCTTCCCCCAGTTTGGCGGGGTGCCCCCGCCCTCGATCTGAATATCAACCGTATCCCATACACACGTCCCGTTCCAATTGAAGATCTCAGAGGATTCGATGGAAAGGGTGATGCGGACCCGCTCGTAGGCCGTGATACCGTCGACGAGCCCATCGAACTGCCAGTCGAAATAGCTGATGTCGACAAAGCAATTCGAGTCGTACTGGTTGATCGTGTCGAAGCGCTGCTCCGACGTGCTGATTGGGCTCCAGCTCACGGTGCGCGCCTCACGAAGTAGTGCGGCTCATGTACGAAGGAGATCGTTTTGTTCTCGCTCATGGACCGGAGGTAGGCACGCAGCACCATGCCGTCCCCGCCCCTGGCTGCATGCCTGTAACGACCCATGAGCGGCATCAGCCGGTCCCGGCGAAACACGCACAGGTGGTCCGTAACGATGACCGTATTCCTCGGCCGCTCTTGGACGTTAAGCGAGGAAAGAGGCTCCGGCATGGGATCGGACGTACTCACTGCGCGATTTTTCACGTAGAGCATCGGCGTGTAAGGATGCTCCTCGAGGTAGTCGTGGAGCGCATCGAGGAGCCCCGGAGTCACCATATCGTCGTCATCGACGTAGGTGACGAAAGGCTGGTCGCCCAGGGAATAGCCCTTTATCCGGCCCTTTCCGATGTGCCCGGGGATGCCATCCAGAAGGTGAACCCGCGCGCGCTCGGACGCGACGGACTCGAGGCACAGCCGGTTGTCACGATCCGGAAGCATCAGCACGTGGCAGTCCAGCACTACGGCGTCTCCCAGCGCACCGACGTGCCGCCGTCCGACAGCAGGCCGGTTTCCTCGAAGGTCGGCGTACCGACCACGGAGTTCGTGTAGCGCCTTGCGCCCAGGTCCTCGACGATCGTTGACCCAATAGGGTCATCGAAGCGCGAGTAGATGTCCGGCTGGAACTGGAGGGCAAAGTTGTTGAATGGCGACTGGTTGGCCGAACCGGCGCCTTTCCAGTTGTGGACGTAGAGGCCCCAGCTCATGCGGCCTGATCCCCGATCACGTTCCACGTATTCGATTCAACCTTCACGAGCGAGAGCGAGCTGTACTGGACCCGCGTTCTCAGGCCGATGGCAGCGCGCAGGCTCACGCCGACCGCGGAGGCGACGGTAATCTGGCCGGCGCCTTCTTGATGCAGGTGAATGATGCTGCCGGCCTCAAAGGGCTCGGAGGCCTCGGTTGGCACCGTGACCGTGATCGCGCCGCCGTTTGTGAAGCGGATGATGTTGTTCTCGTCACCGACCGACAGGGTGCGCGCCGTGGAGGAGTCCGTGATGACGCCAGGGCGCAAGGCTGCGATCGTCTGCCGGTGGGTGGACCCGATCAGCACCCAGCGCGTGTTGGGCAGGTCATAGACCACCAGCACCGGGACGCCGGCAATCAGGTCGCCGGCCTGAAGCGGTTGCCCGCTGTTCGTCACAATTGGGTCCGCGCCATTCGAGTCGAGATTCAGGGTCGATGCCCCCGTGTTCCCGCTCAGGGGCGCAAAGGCCACGATCTGAAGATCGACCAGCGTCCCCGTGTTTCCGGTGCCTACAACGTAGGCGTTCACTGTCCCGGTGTCCGTGCCGCCGAAGGAGAAGTTGAACGGGTTGATCTTGTCGAAGCCCTGCTCGATCAGGGTGAACTCTTCGTCCAGCGAGTTTGAGCGAACCCGGGTGAAGGGCAGCAGATCTCGCAGGTAGTTGTAGTAGGGGTTGCTCATCGCTGAACTCTCCGCGGATCGTAGTGAAGGATGACCCCCTGGACGATGAACGGCGGCGTGGTCGCGGAGGTCTTTTCAATGGTCAGGCTGATGTTCCGGCCGGTGCCGCGCAGCTCGAAGCGGCCCATGTTGTAGAGCTGCGCATCCCAGAAGAATTCGTCCCAGTTTTCGACTTCGTAGCGACCGCCGCCGCCCACGAAGCCGTCCGTCCAGTCGTCGATGCGCTGATCCGGATCCCCGAAATTCAGTTCGTGATGGCAGTTGAGGAACAGGCTTCCAGTCGCAACGATCTCGAACTCCGCAAGCCGGTAGCGCTTGCGCGCGGCCGGCGAATCCTGATCCGCGAAGGGCAGCGTCATAAACGCGGAGATCTCCTCGCCGTCGAAGTTGATCCCTCGTTCGGCCTGATAGACGTACCCCGAGTTGCCGCAGAACCAGTAGGTCGGCGCCGAATTCTCGTCCTCGCAGGCAGCGCTGAACTCGATGCCGGTCCCGTAGCTCAGAAGCCCAGCCTCCGGCGGTGCGTTAGGGCTGATCCGGAATACGATCACGTCGCCGCTGCGAAGCACGAGGCGGTACTGGTTGGAATCGCGGACGCACATCGTCCCCGCCACGCTGTTCACGCTCGAGACTGCCAGCGGTTGAATGAGATCCGAGATCGTGGCCGCGGCGAAGTCACCGAACAGCTCGGCCCTGCTCAGGTCGACCACGCCCTGATCGTCGAGGGCATACAGGCCACCCAGGCTGTCGGCGCTATACAGCACGCCGCCGGAGCGATCGGCCAGAAGCCGCTTCTGGTAGCTCAGGTTGGCCGGAAAGAAGCCGTGAGCCTGACTGCGCGTATAGGCCACCAGTACGCGGCCTTCTGTTGCCACGAGGCCGGTGCCCTCGTCACCCAGCCCGAACTCCGCGGCGCCCAGGAACCCGTTGAAGGTCATGGCGTCGCCCACGATCGACTTCTGGAGCGACCCGCCGGGAAACATCAGCCACAGGGATCCATCGAAAACCTCGCACAGGTACGGCTTGTTCTCGGTCGGGGAATCGCCCAGCGTCAGGTCCATCAGGATCGGACTCACGATGCCGTTCTCGTCGATCTCGAGGGCAGGCCCGACACCTGCGCAGCAATAGGCTCGGTAGGTATTCGAGCCAGCCAGGAGGTTCGTGGTCACGAAATCGTAACGGCCCCCGGGCGGGATAGTTGTGACGGAGCTGTTTCCGGATGCGCTGGCGGACAGTGTTGCGCCGACGTTCAGCGCTTCGCCGTTCGTGAAAGTGCCGGTGACGCTGGTCATCACGACAAAGCCGGCCGCATCGCCGGTCCCCCAGTTGCCGACGTGCACGACTATCCGGTGTACGGTCCCGGTCGCGCCGGACGTGCCGCCGGTCAGCACGTCGCCCGGATTGATCTCGGACACACCCGTGTCGAAGCGAAGGCGGACGCCCATCGTAACCGGAGTCGTGTCCCAGCCGGACGCCGTGGCCTGATAGATCACCGCGGCCGTGGCTCCCAGGTTGTCGCGGATCGCGTACACCTTGTCGCGGAGCTGCCACACGCCGCGCACCGGCCCGCTGCCGGGAACCTCGAGGATGTCAGCGCGGTATTCGTTTTCCGCCGCCAGCTTCCACTCTGCGAGGAGGTCCGTGGTAGGCGCGTCCTCCGACGTCGCTGCGGTGATGGCGAAGGCTGCGGTGTTGGCGTCCTCGACCCCGAAGGCGCCAGTCACCTTCGTTACGGCCACGTCGTTGCCGCTGATGGCGATGACCGTGCCCGTGGCCGACGAGGTGTCGCCGGTAATCGTGTCGCCCAGCGACAGGCCGCTGGCATCGTCTACCTCGAGCCATACCCACGATGCGTCAGACGGCGCCGGCCGGCCGTCGAAGCGCTCGAAGCCCAGGCATCGGCGGTAGCCACCATTGATCCAGGGCTCGAAGTTGACGCCGGCAATGAGGCGCCCGGGCGGCATCTGCGCCGGGGGCGTGACGACATCAAGACCGCCGCCGAGGGGGAAGTATGGGGTCTGCCTGCTCACTCAACCGTTATCACCAGATCGTTGCCCTCCGCCGTCTTGTGGGCGGAGCGCTTGCCGGGAAGGCGCAGGGAGGACATCGAGAAGAGCCAGTCGGCGTACATTTCCGTGCCCTGTTGCAGGATCTCCGGGGCGTTCTCGTACTTGCCGTAGTGCATCAGCGCCTTGCCGACGATGGCGTAGCGGAACGGCTCAGGTATCACCGACTGGGAAAGGTCCAGAGGGTCCATCGCTATCGGCGCCATGAAAGCGTCGAAAGTGATCTGGTGCACGTCATCCGGGGCCGGATCGAAGCGGATCCGCAGGTCCGGCATGATGACGGCGCGGAATGGCCGTCCAGGGCTGGTGTACGGCGCCTCGCCCTTCACGTCGATGTAGTCGACCGCGATGATGCCCTGATCGCCGTCGATGAAGAACGTGCCCTGATCGTAGGCCGAGGCGCCGGGGACAGCATCGTAGACCCGCTGGCCGGCGACCGTTGCGAAGCCCTGTTGCCGCCACAGGAAGCCCCAGTCAGTGTAGAGCGACTGGATCTCGAGATCCGCGCGGATCACCCAGCCCAGGATTCGCTGAAGCTCGCCGCGGACTCCGACGACCGTAACCGGCTCGGGCCCGTCGCTGCCGCTTTCCTGCCATACGGCTCGAACAAGACCGAGGAGATCCATGCGGCGTTACTCTTCCGGCTGTTCTTTCAGCACCCGCTTGTCAATGCCGAAGTATTTGCCGTCCTGCCAATACCGTATTTTGCCTCGACCATGAACCGTGCCGTAGGCTCGGCTCTCGTCCAGCAAATTGGGATCATGCTTGGCTTTGCGCGGCTTGCCCTTGCGCGAGGAGGCCTCCTCCTGGGGCGACGCTGCTTCGGCCTCGGGCGCGTCAACGGGCTCGACTGCTTCAGTCGTCGTATCCGTACTCATTCTCGAATCTCCTCATGTGAACTTCGCCGCTACAGTCCTTGCCGTCCTTGCGGTAGGTACAGCCCACTTTCATCACCGGGGTTGCCGTCATGCGCCCCGCCAGTCCATCGGACAGGCTCGCGCCTTGCGACATCCTCTCGTCTGCGTTCCGCTCTCGAGGAGCGTCTGTTCTCGGTTCTTTCATGCTGGCCTCCGAAAAAGGCCCCGCCGGCCGCTCACCTAGCCGGCGGGACAGGGCCGCGCGGACCCCTCAGTTACCCGCGCGGCTTTGCCACATGGCGCTTGACCATGCCTTCGTGCTTCGGACGACCGACGCTCGTCGACTTCGGACCCGCCTCTTCAGGCGTGAACTTCATCTTCTTCGACAGGCCGTGCTTCAGGCTTCCGCCCTTGCCGGAGTCCTTACCGTCGTAGTCTTTCATCGTGGGTCTCCTCAGAACCAGGCGATGGCGACAACGAGGTTCGCGGCTCCCGCCGTCGCGCCGCCGTCGCAATCAATGGTGAAGGCCGTGTCGGCCGGGATCAGCGTGTCGTCGGTGCCGTTGACGGATGCGTTCGCAAACGTGTCCGCCGCGCCCACCGGAACCTCGAGGGATCCGGCCTGGATGGCGTCGTTGAGCGTGTTCACTGACACCGTGGCCGGAGCCCCGGTCACGCCAGTGGTCACGAGCGCCGAGATCGACGTTACGCGGCCGGTCTTGCCGGCAGGGCCAACCAGGGTGCGAAGCTCCGCCGCAGACGCGAGGGAGGCGGCGTTCAGCTCGTAGCTGATTACCGTGGGTTGATCGTAGGTGTTCATCGCATGGCCTCCTTATGCCGCGCTGTCCCACTTGATGATCCGGCCCTGAGCGCGCGACTCGGCGCTGGTCGGATTCGCGTGGGTGATCTTGAAGGCGCCCAGGTAGTACCACGCGATACCGCGTGAACGACCGTAGTCATCGGGGATCTTGCCGCGCAGCTCTTCCGCGACCGAGACCGCTTCCGTCACCGTGTCGGCGCCGAAAAAGTACGCCGCGTCCGAAAGGCCGTTCGTCCAGTTTTCGGAGACGATGTTCGTCTGCGTCAGGAAACGGATGCCTTCGTACCGGCCGCGCTCGCCGTTCACGATCCGCTTGTAGCCCTCGTCGGTGTACTGGAGTACCGATTCCAGGTCATCGAACACGGGGCGGAGCGTCGACGGACGCGCGATCGCCATGTAGTCCTCGTCGTCAAAGACGGGAATGTTGCGCTCTTCCATCGTGTCGCGGATCGTCTTGACGTGTTCCTTCGACATGGCGATGTTGTTGATGCCGGACGGCGTGCCGTTGTCCGTGAGCGTGATCAAACCGTTGGCGCCGCCAACAGCGCGCAGAAGCGTCGCATTGAACTCGGCGTGAGCCAGCTCGTCGAACTTGCGATTCGCGTCGTTGCGCAGCGTCTTGGTGATGACCTTCGGCACGTTATGCTCGGACATCGTTTCGTACTTCAGGGAGTGCGGAACCGCGATGCCGTATTCCGTGACGACCACTTCACCCTGGAATACGGGGAAGCTCGTGGTCGGCATCGGCTGGCTTTCCTGAAGCTCACGGGTGCCGTCGTCCTGCGTGTCGCCGTACACGGTCCACGTGAATTTTTCGCCGTTGTTGGTGCCAATCGCCTCTTCCACGTCGCAGAACTGACGGAAGCGAGCCATCGGCTGAAGTGACGTTCTCCACTGATCCGACAGGATGTCGGACGCCATGAAGCCCTGTCCGGTGTTAGTCCAAAGCTGGGGCATTGATCAGATCCTCAAAGAGCCCTCGCCCTCTTCATCTGCGCAATCTTTTCGGCCTGGGTACTCGGCGCTCGAGGCTTTTCCGGCGGCTTGTGCGCTTTTGTTGAGGAACGCGGTATCGGTTTCAGATTGGCCTTCCGCTCTTCGCGGGAAGCCCTATCGTTCGCACGACTCTCCGGTGCCGGCTCGGCGGAATCATCTTTCCGGGTCACTGCCAGCCCAAGCTCCTCGGCGGTACGCCGGCCGGCCTCCATAATGGCGGCCTCCGGCGTCAGCTCGGGGTTCTCTTGGCGTACTGCTTTCAGGTGAACATCGGCATACGCGAGACGGGCCGTGTTGCCAGCGATCTCGGCGTATTCCTCACGGAACCTCTTCCAGCCCGTGTTGACGCTCTCCCTGAACTTCTCCTGATTCAGCTCCGCACGGACCTCTTCCCGGGCGCGGATGGCTGCTTCGCGGGTGAGTTGGTCCAGATTCGGCGTAGAACTGCTTCGCGCCTGATTCAGGATCTTGAACTTCTCCGCTGCAACGTCCTCGTCACCGTCGTAGATCGCGGTGTGGTACTCCTTCAGGACTTTCGCAAACTCCTCGTCACTCAAGCCGCCCTCGTCGGGTGGGCTCGACTTCAAGGCTGTTTCACGTTCTCGTAGCTGCTGCTCCATCTGGCGCAGCTCCTGCTCCCGCTGTACGGCGCGCCGCTCGCGCTCTGCCGCCTGCTGGAGCTTCTGATCTCCCGCCAGCTCCTTCTGAGCCAGCGCGTCGTATTCCTCTTCGGTGATCTCGCGCTCGACGCCGTTCACCTTCACGCGCTTGACCAGCACCCCGTCCTCGCGGGCCTGCCAGCCAGGGCGAACCGGCGCCTTTTGCGCGTCCGGCTCGTCGTCGTCATCCTCGCCTTCAAGGACGGCGGAATCGGGATCGTTGATTTCCTTCGCGGCCTTGCGCTCCGCCTCGACCTGTTCGCGGCGCTTCTCCGCCAGCGCGGCCAGCTTCTCCTCGCGGAGCTGCATGGGCGACTTGCGGACATCCGCCTGCTCGTCGCGGCCTTCGGTGCGGGATTCCTCGGGGCTTGCTGATTCGGTGTTATCGCCTCGCAGCTCGGAATCCTGCGAAACGCCCAACTGTTCCTGGGTGGCTTCGTCTGTCACTTGTCGACCTCCATCAATTCGCGCTCGGCTTCAACGCCGATCCGCACCGTGTCGGCCAGCCAGCTAATTGCGCGCTGGATCGACCTGTATTCCTGTTGCAGCTCTTCGATCTTCCGACGCCGCCAGGGCGTGTTCGGCCGGATCTGCGCAATCTTTGCGCGCAGGTATTCCTGATCCTCCCGCGCCTTTTCGATGACCGACCGCCCCACCGGGGAAAGGAGCCATTCGCGGGCCTCCTGGCCCTTCACCGCTTCGCGGATCAGCGACTCTTCGCGCGCATCCTCGAACTCGATGGACATTTCCGCACTGGCAAGCTGCTCTTCAATGCTCTGGCCCATCAGATGCCCGACCCCATGCGCGCCTTCAGGTTCATTTCACGGGTTTTCGAGTTTTCCCGCACCGCCGCTACATCGCGCGCGGTCTGGTTCCTGTCGCGCTCGACGCCAATCTTTTCATAGAGGTCTTTCAGTTTAAGATTCAGCTCCGCGGCCTTCTCACCCATGCGCTGCTGGCGATCCAGCTCGCGCTGCTGGGCCTCGAAGGCCAGCGTCTCCTGATGCTTCTGCATCTCGGCCTGCGCCCGGATCTTCGCCACTTCCACGCTCGAATCCGGGGCCTGCTGCGCCTGCTGCCGCTGCGCCAGCTCCTCCTCCGACACGAAGAACCGCTCGCCGTCGTCGAAGCCACCCAGGGCGAATACCTCCCGGCCAACCTCTTCGCCGTTCAGGCGCGCCGAGATCTCCGGTATGGATCCGGCCGTCTGAAGCACCGCGCCGAAGCGCTGGAGGCGCTGCTGCGGGTTCGTGTTGCCCATGCCCACGTTCACCGACACGATCAGCTCGTGATCTATCAGCCGGTCCAGCTCGACACCCTGCCCGTAGCGCTGGAAGATCTCCGCGTTCTCGGCCGCAAGCGCCAGCACCGTCTCGTCCGTCTCGAACATGGCCTCGAGCTTCTGCAACTTGCGCAGCACCGGCTCCACCCACGTCTCGATCCACACGCGCAGCTCGTACTCGGACACGTCGTTGGCATCGCCCTGCAACAGGTTCATGCCGCCCACCGTCTCGTTCAGCGAGCGGTTCGCCTGCACCGACGATCCCGAGAACATGCCAGCCAGCTCGTCCAGCTCCTGGGCGAGGCGGTCATGCTCCTGATAGCTGGAACCCGTCACGTCGGGGAAGTCCAGCACCCGCACGTCGCGGTCCGGATCTTCCGCCATCACGCCGCCACCGGGGACCGACCGCATCAGCGCCGACGTGTCCACGTTCGCGTTGCGGCGCAGGATGTAGCGCTTGTTCAGGGCCAGCTTCACGTTGTCCATGCGCTGGTTCGTGAGATCGTTGATCTCCGACTGCATGGGCGCCGCCAGCCGGTTGCCGCCGATGGGATAGGTACGGTGCGCCTCGATGATGGAGAAGCCCACCGTGATCGCTTCGCGGCCCAGGGGCAGCAGCTCTTCCGCCGGCACCGGATCCGTCAGAAGCAGCGTCGTGCCCAGCGAGTAGAACGCCCAGTCCCGGCCACCGTCGCGGACGATGTTCAAGTGGACCCACACGGGCGAAAACTCGTCGCCGCTGATCGAGTCCAGCGGATCCTGCCGACTGCGGCCCTGCCGCGCCTGCCGGATCACTTCGTTGATCGTCTTGCCGCCGTCCGCTGCCAGGATCTGCGCCAGCGTGTACTCGCGCCATTCCGGCTCGCCGGTCACGGGATTCCTCTTCTGCCCCCGCTCGATGACCTCGTAGGCGTACATGGGCATCATCACCGTCAGGAACGGAGAATCGGCCACAGGGTTGCGCCAGTCGGCGTTGGGGTCGAAGCGGAAATTCTCCGGCGGGATCAGGTCGATGTAAGGCCTGTCCTTCACGATGCGCGTCGAGCGCACCGGCTCGCCCAGCTCCTCGCCCGTCTCCGGATCCACCAGTGGCTGGCCCAGCTCGTCCAGCACCGGCACCAGCTCTTCCGTCTCCTCCTCCTCGTAGAGCCAGCCTTCTATCGAAATGCACACGCCGTAGTTGAAAGCGTCCTGCCGCGCGCCCATCGAAGTCGAGAACCACGGGATCGAGTGTTCGAGGCGATACTGGAGGAGCTGCTTGTTGAGGAGCGCCGACGCGGCCTGCACCGCGCTGCCCTTGTTCTGGCCCTGGACGTTAATCAGGTCGGAGTTCGAGAACAGCGCTTTCGCGGCCGTCGCCTCCACCCTGCGCGCATAGCTGCGGGTCTTGGGCCGGAAGTGCTTCGAGCGGCCCCGGTACAGCGGCGAATGGTACTTGCTGCCCTGCGGATGCTCGTTCTGGAAGCGCGCCAGGGCGTTCTCCCATTCCTTGCGCACCCCGTCATCGAGGTAGGAGTTCGAGATCTGGAAGCCGACGCGAATCCGGTCCAGCCAACGCCGGTCGTCGTCCTGTATCCCACTCGAATACTCGTCGACCTCGGACGGGTGACGCTCGTCGGTTCCGCGCTGGCTCATTGTGGGCTTTCCATGCTCCGGCAGGACGCCGGACGCGAAAAGAACCCCCCGCCCCGTGCGTTGCCTACGGGAGTTGGGCGCTGCCGGCCGTGGGGACCGTGGGACGGGGGGAATGTCATCATACCGCGATCATAGGCCGCGCGCAGTTGGGTTTAACGGCAGCGCGCCGCCAGCCCGCCCAGCGGTATGTTGCGGTCGCCCTCGAAGCGCATCACGTCGCGCCGCATGTGGTAGCGCTCCAGCAGCTCGCCGCACAGCTTTATCGCCTTGCGGTCCATCGCTTCCTGGCTCTGGTTGGCATGGATCACCACGCCGTACTTCGTCGACAGGCCCGGGCAGATCACCTGAGCCACCGTCCCATCATCCGACACCATCACCTTCCACAGATGCTGCGGGTACGCCTTCGACACGGCCATGCCCACCGAGCGCTGCACCCGGGCGCGGCGCACCTGAAGATCCTGCTCAAGGTCCACGCTCATGCGACGGCCATCCAGTACAGGACCGCCAGAAGGAAAACCCCAATCACACCCAGCGCCTCCCTCATTGTTGCAGCACCATCGACGCCTCGACCAGGAAGCGCTCCCGATCCTCGAATCCTTCATGGTCCAGCGCGTCCTCGATCAGCTCCCGCGCCACGCCCATCCGCTCCCGGCAGTCGCGCAGATCTCCGGACAGGACGTCGACCGACACCCGCTCGATCCCGCACCCGTGGCAGATCTCCGGGCCCCAGGTCACAGGCCGCACGGGCTCCTCGTACACAAACCGCATCATCATCGTCATGCCGCGCGCCCCTCCCGCGTCTTGTGGTAGTTCAGCCGCTTGCCGTGCACCTTGCGATAGAGCGCCTGATACCGATTCTTGTACCAGTTCAGCTCCGAGCGCGGCACGCAGCGCTCTTTCAGCGTCTCGACCATTTCCTTCTGCCCATTCAGCTCCAGGTACTCGATCACCTGCTTCAGCGATGGGATGTAATTGCGCTGCGTCATATCGCCTCGATCTCCGGTTCCGGCTCAAAGGATCTCGTGGTGCGGTTCGGCGCGATCACGTTGGCAAAGGTCAGCGCCAGGGCCTCGGCCCGGTCAGGCGAGCCCAGCCCCGGCAAGCGCTCTTTCAGATCCTCCTTACGCTCCAGCTTGATCCGCTCCTTCAGGTCGTACTCGTACTCCAGCGCCACGAGCTGATCGCACAACACAGGGTCATCGGGAATATCGACGGACGTTTCCAGCCACTTCGACATGCGATGCCACATTTCCGCCCGCTTGTTGTAGTAGCGCCGGTCATCGTCGGCCCGGGATCCGGCATTGACGCCGATCACCGGATAGCCGGCCGTGTTCAGGTAGTCGACCACGCCGCCGCCGAGCCCCACTTCATCCACCTGGATGGTCCCTTCGCCATACTCGCGGTAGATCTCCGCCACGCGGGCCCCGGCCTGTATGTTGTTCAGGCCCCGGTAGGCCTTGATCTCCAGCACCTTGCGGCCCTGGCGCACCAGCACCACGGTTTCGTCCTGCCCGAAGCGCGCCACGTCCACGCCTATCGTGATCGGGAAATGCAGATGATCCTCGCTCGGAATCTCAAAATCGCGCGCGAGCTGGACATCCTCGGAGCTGATTAGCTGGTTGGTGCCGACGCGCGGGAACTCGCCACGAACCCGGACGCGCACATAGTCGGAGTCCAGGCCGTTGTCGTCGATCCACTCTTGCAGCTTGGCCTTGTTGGTCTTTTTGCAGGACCGACTGTCAATCTGCCGGCAGCGCCAGCGGTGACGGTTCCGGCCGAAGCACTCACGGAACATGCCTGTGTTCTTCGTCGGGTTGCCGAACACGAACCACGCCGCGCGCGGCGTCGTCATGGCCCCGGATGCCACCTCCCAGATCACATCGTCGATACCGGACGCTTCGTCCATCATCATCAGGACGTGCTTCGCGTGCAGGCCTGCGAAGGCCTCGGAGTTATGGGCGCTCCACGGGATCGCGTCGACGCCCCAGGTCTTGGGGTGGTCCACGTGGAAGAAGCGCGTCGGGCTCCATTTGAACCAGTGCCGGCAGATCAGCCGGTTGTGCCACACGGCCAACTCGCGCCACGTCTTGGATGTGAGCTGAGTCTTTGTGTTCGCCGTCACCCAGCCAGCCAGGAAGGGACGGGTCGCCATCATCCACAGGATCAGCCACGACACCTGCGCCGACTTGCCGATGCCGTGCCCCGATGCGATGGCCTCCTGTATCGTCGCCTCCGGGTCATCGAGCCACGTGGATCCGACCTCCATAAGTTGGCGCGCCTGCCACACGTCGGGGCCCTCTTCGCCCTCCAGCTCGCCCGAGCCCCAGGGGAAGGCCCACAGCACGAAGCCGTAGGGGTCATAGACGAAGCGCTGCACCTGCTCCTGTAGCAGCAGCTCCGCATCCGATACCTTGACCGGCGAGGCCTTAATGCTTCACGGCCTCGAAGCGGCCCGGGGAGATCTCACGCAGCCCCACGTCCTCGGGTTTGAGGCGAGAGGAGGCAACGCGGTCCATAGCCCGCTCCAGCGACTCAACCAGCCCCTCCACCGACGCGCCGCCGTGCTGCTCGATCTCCTTCCACGCCGCGATGGTCCGGTGCTTGCCCAGCAGGTCCAGCGCCGCGATGGCACGGCCAGCCAGATCAGCAGGGATCCGCTTCGAGATCCTGGCCTCAAGCGCCTTGATACGCTCCTCGGGGTCTGCGATGGCGTCCGGGTCGCCCTGCTCCAGCTCCAGCCGCGCCGCCTCGGTCAGTAGTCGGCGGATCTCGCCGCGCAGATCCTCGTACAGGCCTTTGGCCTCGTTCAGGACATACTCAGCCGTGATCCCCAGCCGCTCCGTGGTCTTGGATTCCAGCTCGCTCACCAGGGCCCGCACCCCCGGCCTTTTCATCAGCTCCGATCCCATATTACGAGCTGAGGCCTTCGAGTACCCTGCACGGATAGCGGCCTGCGTCATGTTGTGGTCTATGACGAACTCCGCAGCAAAGCGGCGTTGTCGGGCGGTCAGCGTTGGTGGCTTCTTTGGGCGCCCCATGTGAGTATCCCGGGCTCCTGTAATGACAGGGCTAGGATTCTAGGCGGGCAGGGATTCGGTTTAATCCCGTGGGAGGGGTCTGCGGGCCCTTGTGGGCTCTATGTGCCTATGGGAGGGGGGATGGCCAGCCAGAGGGCGAGGCGGCGATCCTGGGCCAGCTCCTGCGCCCTGAAACGCAAAAGGGGCCGCGCGGGCCCCTATGGTGTATCGGCCTCTCGGCCCGCCTCGTACCCGCAGCTATTGCAGCTCACGGATACCGGCTCACCTGTTACCACCCATTCACCTTGCGTCGGATCCCACAAGCAGCGGCACAGGGCGGTTAGCTCCTCGCGGCATTGTGGACACTGGGCGGGCATGGTTTCGGATTGGTTCTCGGCGTCTTTCGGTAGATCTCCAGTCATGGCGCCAGCCAGATCAGGAGCGGATCCGGCAGGCCTCAACCACTTCGAGGGCCCGCCGGATCAGACTTCCAGCCTAGCACCGCAGGCGCTGGGTTTAACTTCCCGGGTCAGTCCATGCGCGTCACGTAGCACCAGCCGGCGCGATCACGAAATGCGATCACCGCATGCTGATAGATCAGCGCTTCATGGCCTTCAGAGTCTATCACCGAGGCAAGCGGCCGCATCGGCGGATCCTCCGGATAACTGTATACCCCATCACGGTCCACGCTCCCGCCTACGCTTTCATGGATCCCGAACTGGTACAGCTCGGCCATCTTGTCGCGCAGCTCCTCGCCAGCCTCCACGCCCACGCTTAGAGCCAGGACCGCCCACGGCAGCAGGAGCCCGCAGGCCTCTACCAGCCGTCCGCGCTCCGCGCCCTCGAAGCCCTCGCACGGGTCAATGCGCACGGTAATATCGCTCATGCCGCCACCCCAATATCGTCGGTCATCATCGGCTCCGTAACGAAGATCGCCCGGATCAGATCGCCCTCCCGGCCGGTCGCTTCGCACTTCCCGTAACCGCCGTCCTGCTCCAGCAAGAACCATCGGCCGGCGCGCCTGCGTTGCAGGTTGTACAGCGCTTCCTGCTCGACGTCAGTCAAGCGGAAGTCGTAACCAGGGTCGTCGCGCAGCAGCCGATTCATATACGGCCACTTCAGGATCCGATGCTCGTACACGCGGCACACCCGCCGGTTGTACTCGATCACATCCTGCGGCTCGCCGTCGCAGTCGTTACACCACACGACAGGCTCCGCAGCCGTCACCCATGCATCGCCGTTCCAGCGGCTCACGGCCCGCAGCTCCAGGTCATCACCGCCGCAGCCGGCGCACTTCTTCGTCGTTGCCATTGTCATCGCCTCCCGGCCAGCCAGACGGCCAGCCCCATAGCCAAGTAAGCCAGCACGGTGCCGAGGATCCCCGTGCCCAAGATCTCGTTAACGGTCATCGCGTCGCCCCCGCCACGAAGGCGACGGCCTCCGCTTGCGTCCGGTAGTCCCTGATGCACATCGGCAGGCCATCGGGCCCGTCCTCGTACACGGACCAGAATTCCGGATCCTCGTCAGGCAGGCATGGCGTTATGCAGGCCTCGGTGCCATCGCACTCAACCCGGACGCCCCGAACCTCGAAGCGCCCGCGCCGGTAGTGGTTTCGATGTAGCTTGGTCATGCTGCCGCCTCCCGCACCGGATACCGCAGCCCCGTCTCGCTATCGCAGTCCGGGCACCATGCGTAGCTGCTCGGGCCCTCGTCGCCCGTGTCGACGTACTCGCCGGTCCTGGCGTCCCACTCCAGCCACGCGGACACCTGCACGTGAGGCGATCCGCAATCGTCGCAGACGCAGGGCGGCGCGCGCTCTGGAACTGGCAGGCCCTCGAAGGCCTCGGCCGGCGCCACGTGATCGCACTCCAAGCACGTCACATCGCGCGGCACATAGGGCGATTCCATCTGCCAGTAGTCCCGATCGCCATCCAGGTACACACGGGCATCGGCCGCAAAGCCTTCAGTTGATCCACAATCCGGGCATTTCATGCTGCACCCTCCACCCTAATGAAATACTCCCAGCCGCGCCCTCGATCCCGGCGCCAGCACAAGGGATTCGCAAAGCCGCCGGCCGCATACCACTGGCGCTTTGTGACCTTCCTGCTCCCGATGCTCATGCGCCGCACTCCTCGCGCAGCTCGCGCAGGCCGCGAGCCAGGACCTGCCGCGCAGCCTCGCCGGTCAGCAGCCGGCGCCGGCGCCTGTTCGGATCCACTGCCCACTCGTCGTAGAGCTGATCCGCGCACCAGACGACATAATCAAAATCCCATGCATCCATGCCGACCTCTGTCAGGCTCTCGGGGTCCTCTCCGAACTCTTCGGAATACACTTGCTCGATGGCTTCACCGACCTCAATGAGCGCGTCCCGCAGCTCGTAAGCGCCATCGTGCGCGTCGATAAACTCGCCGGTCATGCGATTCCGCAGGGACTCGTGGACGATCAACGCGGCCTCGGCCGCGCCCCGCTCGATGTACGTGCTCCGCCGCCCGTCATCGGTAACAACCTCGATTCTCATGCTGCCGCCCTCCCTGTGTTGTAGCTCGGCCACGTGCGAATCCTTGAGCTGATGTCGCTGTAGCTGTCCACTACCGTGACCGACCGGCCTCGACGCAGCTCGGCGTTTATGTACGTGGCCATATCAACGTCCTCCTCCAGCGCCGCCACGCCGCCGCACGGACTGACGTAGCTGAAGCTCGTGATGCGATCTGCTATCCCCAGCACCCGCAGATCCTCGACGGGAACCAGGAGCCAGCCGTGCCCCGGGTCCATTTCATAAACTCGCCTTATCGCGTTCTCGCTCACAGCTCTGCTCCCTGAATGAATTCGATTGCCTGCTTCGTCCGCAGGTCGACAGCCTCGGCCAGCAGCTCGCCGGACTGGTTTTCGCGCAGCAGGCGCATCGCGCGCCCGCCGGCAAAGTCCTGAAGATTCACGTCCCGGCCGACGTTCCCGGCCACGGTCGCGGTATGCACCCGGACGGTTATCGCGTCGGGAAGGAAGATCGGGACAGACGTATATGCGCTCATGCTGCGCACTCCTCGGGCTCGCGACCCAGGTTCCTCACGTCATCCGGCGCGTACTTGCCATCGACCCACACCCACGCCTGCACGTAGGCGCCCGGATCGTCGCCCTTGCTGACGACGGCGCCCGGATCGACCTCAAAATCGCCGTCGCAGGTTTCCCAGTTGACTGCATACCAGCGAAGCGCTTCCTGCTCCTCGGCCGCTGAGTCGATCTCGGCCAGCAGGTACACGGCCCGCTGGTGGCCCGCTTCGGCCAGCTCCTCGATGTACTCCAGCGCCGAAGCGCGAACACCGGCACACTGCATCGCCTCATCTCGTGTAAACGTCATGCTGCCCCTCCCTCACAGGTCGCCGTTTTCAGCGAACGAATAGATGACGGCACCCAGGATCAGATGATCGAGGGTGCGAATGTCGAATAGCGCCAGCCCGTCGCGTATGCGCGCCGTGACCTTTCGATCCGCTGCGCTCGGCGTCTCGGTGCCGCTCGGATGGTTGTGCGCGAGGATCACGGCGGCAGCGTCCAGCTCCAGCGCCACGCGCGCGATCTCGCGCGGATAGACGGCCGCGCCGTCGATGGTCCCCGAGAACATCGTCCGCACGTCGATCACGCCATGCTGGGTATCGAGGAAGGCGGCAACGAAATGCTCGCGGCGCGCGTCCAGCGTTGCGAAATGCAGGCGCATAAGGCGACGAGAGGAAAGAGGCGAACAAACCTGCTCGCGATCCTCGCTCAGGCCGTTCTCGCGGATGATATTCAGGGCCCGAGTGATCGCGGCCCGTTCTGCTTTGGAGTAGTTCATGCTGCGGCCTCCTGATCCACGCGAGGGAACAGCAGGAAGCCATCCAGTTGACGACGGCCACACGTCGACTGCACGTCGATCCCGATAGCGCGAAAAATCTTAATCACGCTGGAGACGCCACACGCGCCGTCAACCTCGACCCTTCCCTTCGGCGTGACCGTCAGGCCGTACAGCTCGGGCAGCTTGCGATACCCGGAAACCGAATAGCCGCACTCCTCAGTGCGTTCAGCGTTCAGCAGCACCAGCTCGCGGAGCTGGATCTGGAACTGGTCACACATGAAGTCGGCCAGCACCGTGCCAACCATGTCGTAACCACCGCCGCAGGTGCGGTAGCGCTTGCCGTTCGGGCCATCGAGGCGGCAAATGTTGTAGCCGTAGGTGTCGCGGCCTTTGGATACGCTCCAGCTAACAGAGCAGCGAAGGATGCCGACGTGTGAGCTGATCGGCTTCAGCGTTTTCAGTGTAGTCACAGCTTTACTCCCGTTGTGTGCGGCCCCACGCCGCAGATCGAAGTTTAGCTATGCTTAACGCTTCGTCAACTACTTTTTCCGGTTTTGACGATTTTTTTTCAGTTTTACTTAACCCACGTTTTTTATGTGGTCTTTCGAGGATTCAGGAGCTGGTCGCGGCGCATGAACGTGCGGCCGGAGAAGTCGTAATCCGGAACGAGAATCGACCGCTTTCCCTCGGCCGCTGCCACTAGCGACGTCCATTCCTGCTTACGGTAACGCTGCGGCTGCGGCTGCGGCTGCGTCGGCGCCGGCCGCTGCTCGGTCAGGTCAATCAGCTTGCTCATGTTTCGCGCCTCCTATCGCCGCTCACTCTAATGCGACGCCGACTCGGTTTAAGCCAGGATCCCGACCGCCAGCGCTCGCGCGCCAGCCGCCGCATGATCTCGCTATAGGGTGCATGCAGGCCGTACCCTCGACGGCCGTCCCTGCGCCGCTCAATGGCGTCCTCCGCTTCGAGGAGCTGAATGGTCAGACTCAGCGTCGCCTTGCTTACCCCCATCATCTCCGCGATCTCGCTCGCGCGAATCCCCGGATGCTTTGCCACGATCTCGCGGACCTGCTCCGCTCGTTCCTTTCGCTTCATGTACCGGCCCCTTCAGGTAGTCATCCACGACAGCAATCAGTTCATCCAGTCCTCTCGTACTCTCCGCACGGTTTCCGATCAGGTTGTGAAATCCGAGGTATTCAATCTGCTCTTCCGACAGCTTCCGGTTCATGCCCTGGCCCTTGTGTTCGACGACAAGCGCCCCATACCCACCACGCGGCACGAGGATCACAATATCGGCCTCGCCCGGAACCGCGCCCTGCCCCTTCGCCTTGTTCCACGCCATCGCCGCGCGGCGCCGGCCCCCTCCAAAGCTCACCCCGTTCATGGACACGCGCAGCGCCTTCGCGTACTTCGGATAGGCCATGCGGAACCACTCCACGAACGCGCGTTGTTCAGCCGATTCCAACGATCAGCCCCTGCCGGTAAAGCTGGTCAATGGTTCGCATGACGCCCTCCAGGTGCGCGAGCCTCACCATGCGCGGGTCGTCCTTGTGCCCACCACGGCCGTCCACGTAGTCATGGCATGCGCTACAGGCCCAGGCCCCCAGCAGGTTGTGATGTTTGCGACCCATACCCCCTCCGTTCAGGTGCGCCAGCACCGTCGTGTCAGGATTGCGATTGCACACACCCGGAATCCGGATCTGGCATGGCTGTCCCCGGGCGGCTTTGCGCAGATCAATACTCACCAGGAAGCTCCAGCGCGACACCGGCCTGCGCCCAGTAGTGGCACAGCCGGTCGATGTACTCGGTGCCCTGCTTCTTCGAGAACGTGCGCGTGACCGGGAGCCACTTCATCAGCACCAGCTTCGCCTCGTAGCTCCAGCCGTCCCGAACATTGGCGATCCACATATCGCGGAACGATTCGTCGTCGCGCAGCAGGATCGGCACCCCGCAATTCAGCTTGCTCTCGCACTGCGCGTCATCGCCGTTGCGGTCCTCGAGTTGGTCTGTCACCTGCTTGTACAGGACGTGGAAAAGCGCGTTCTGGTCGATGCTCCGCTTTGGGCTCCACGGCCTCACCAAGACCTCCAGCGGCGTACTCCCCCCAACCCGCTCGATGTACTTCAGCATCGCCGTCAAGTGATGCTCCCCCTTCAGGATGAATCGCTGCTCCCTGGCTGGAGCTGCCGCCATGTTCGTCATTCGTCGCCCTCCCTCGGCGCTCGAAACTCATAACCACCAGAGCCCGGACCCACTCCCGAAACTCCGGCGGAACCTCCTCCAGCATCGCCCTGCGCTTCGCGCGACTGGGTTCGCTGGCAATCTCCTGCGCGTACTGCCTCGGCCGCTTCACAGGAACCGGCGCAGTGCCTCCATCGACAGCAGCTCGGCCACGGCCATCGAGTGCGACTTGATCCCGTACCCACCGCGATCCAGCAGGGCACGACTCATAACCTCGGACCCCCAATGCCATCCAAGGAGATCGACGTGACTCGGGTCAGTGAAGCGCGCCAGCACGTACACGTCGGCGTGACGGCGGCGCGGCCTCACCAGGAGCCACTTCGGCTTGCGCGCGGTTTTCACGTCCACCGTGAGCCCGGACGGCAGCACGAAGTCCACGCCGTTGTCGCCGTTCTCCTTGCCGGTATTGCGCACATCGAAGGGCAGGCCGAACTCCTGCGCGAAAGCGGCCTCGCCACACGCCCCGACGAAATTGGTGTCATCCCGTGTCCGGAAAGGCGCCCACTTCCACGGGCGCAGGTTCTCGCAGCGATCGCGCTCGTCGGCCACCACCTGAATCAGCTCGATCATCCGGCGCTCCGCTCCAGCTCGTCGGCCCAGTCGCCAATGCCCGGAGGCATCGCCACGATCACGTCGACGCCCTTGCAGGCCGCTCGATGCGCCAGGGTGAACGCCGCTTTTTGGCCCGCGTAATTGAGATCGTTGTCGGCGTACACGAACAAAGTTTTCACCACGTCCGGCCACTGAACCTTTTCCATGAGCGTCGAATTGACCGCCGCCCACACCGGGAACCGGAATAGCGCGTGAGCAGCCATCGCCGTCTCAACGCCCTCCGCAATTCCCATAACCGGCCCTGGCTCCATGAGACGGATCGCCGCGCCAGCCAGCGGGCCCGACGCCGGGAGCAGCTTCTTCGGGCATCGCACGTCTGCCTTGCGTCCGTCCTGGGTCAGGTAGGTGACGTGCAGGCTCAACACAGCCCCACCAGGAGATCGAACGCTATGCACCATCGCCGGATACACACCGCAGGGCTTGCCGTCCTCGTAGTACCGGACCCGAGGGCAGTAGCGCGTCGCCGGAGTTGCGAACAGCCCGCGGCTTTTCAGGTAGCGCGTCACGGGATTGATCCCGGCCAGTGCCGGCTGGGAACTACTGGCCAGACGCTCGATGCGATGGCGCGCGCTCGAGGCCTCTCGGCGCCGCTCCCGACCCTGGCGCGGATCCGATGTCCGCCCCGTGATCTCGTCGACCTGCTTCGCCGCCTCCGCAAAGCTCAGGCCCTTCACGCGGCGCAGCAGCTCCAGGCCGTCACCGTTGCCGCAGGCGTTGCACCACCACGTACCGTTGCCGTCCTTGTCGTCGAAACGGAAGCGGTCCTTGCCGCCTTCGCAGATCGGGCATGGCCCGTGACTGTTGCGCAGGTACTTCGCGTCGACGCCGAACGCCGGCAGGATCTCCCGCCAGCGCCCGCGAGCTGCTTCCGCCGAGCTAGGCATCACTCTCCTCCAGCTCGTAGCGGTAGCAGCGGCCCAAGCGCCACTGGTAGCGCTGGCCCCAAAGCCAGATCTCCACGACTTCGTTCAGGTCGCGCCGGACCCGCTCGCTGTGCATCACGTCGAAGGCGTCGACCAGAGTCGAGGCCCGGAATTCGAGGACCGTGACCATGTAATCCGCGAGATCGCCCATCGAGCCCACCGGATGCTTCCGGATAAGTCTTTCCAGCGAGATCGCCCTGTGCCGCCGACGCATGAAGCCGGCCGGGATCTCAATCTTCGTGCGCCGGTCGGGCCTCGCAATCCTCGAGGCCTCCAGCGCCCCCTCACTGGTTGGCACCGGGAAGTCGTAGTTGACCCCGCCGAATTCGTTGGTTACTGCCTGTGCTGTTGGCATAGCTTCGCCTCCCGATTACGCCGCGTTCCTGCGGCTCCGAAACTTGATTGCCTGATGCTTGATCCACCCACGAACGTCCGCGTTGGGAGCGCAGGGCGGCGTGTCCTTGAAAGCGTTCGGCCACACGCCGAACTTCTCGCGGTACTGGTTTGCGGCCCACCCGGGGCGGTAGCCCTTGCTCGCCGCGTAGTGCTTCAGGCCCCCGTAGAACTCGGCCTTCTCGTCCGGCGTCGTGGTCCGGTTCAGCTTCCGCTGGTGCTTCGTGATCTCGATCAGATCGGCCTCGACGTTGTGCTGGACCGTGGTCTGGCGCTGCGCCTTGAATTCACACTGGGGGCATACCGGAGTGCGCGGAGGCTTGATGAACGAGCAGGAGGCGCACATCGAGGACATCGGTTCCTCGATCTCGCGCTTCGCCGTGTCCGAAATCTTCCCGGGCACGAAGTCCGTGAACCGCTCCTCGATCTCCTCGGGCAGGCCCAGGCGGATCGTCGTGTCGGAGTGATCGAGGATCAGGCAGTGATCCTTGCCCTTGGCCGTGCGCAGGCCTCGGCCGATGATCTGCACGAACAGGGATTCGCTGCGCGTCGGGCGCGCGAGCTGGATGCAGCGCACGTCCCAGTCGACGCCCTTGACCAAGCAGCCCACCGACACGACAACTTCCAGCTCGTGGCGATGGAACTGGTCCGCGATCACCTTGCGATCCTCGGGCGGCACGTTCGCGTCGATGTAACCCGCAGGGATCCCGGCGCCGTTGTACTCGGCCTGAATCTTCGCCGCGTGGGCGCGGTCCACCGCGAAAACCAGCGTCTTGCCTGCGTTGTGGTGCTGGCGGTATTTGCCAACCAGATCGGAAACGAGCCCGCCGTTGCTCATGCGCTCCGACAGCTCGCCCGTCACGTAGTCGCCGCTCCGGATCTTCACGCCCTTCAGGTCCGGGTGCGCCACTGCGAAGATCCGGTACGGGCTCAGGCGCCCCAGCTCGATCATCTGGCCGATGGATCCGCAGTCGACCAGCTCCTCCCAGTGGTCCCCGAGCCCGGGCTTCCACGGCGTCGCGCTCAGGCCCAGGAACGGCACCGCGCCCCATGCGGCCATCCACTTGCCGTAGATCCGGTGCCAGCAGTGAACCTCGTCGATGATGACGAGCTGGAAATCGAGGAACTTCCAGCCGCGCGATCGGAGCGTCTGGACGGAGATCACCTGCACGGGCTGCGCGTAGTCCGTGAGCGGGTGGTTCGCCTGGATCACACCGACCTCGTGGATCCCCTCCTCGCCCAACCGCACCACCGTCTGGTCGATCAGCGAGATCGAGTCGACCACGAAGGCGACGCGGTTCCCCTTGTCGCGCGCAGCCCGGATGATCTTCGCCGCGACGGCGGTCTTGCCCCAGCCGGTCGGTGCCTTTGCGACAACCCTGCGATGGCGCCGGTACGCACTGCGGATCAACTCGAGCCCGGATTGCTGATCGGGGAACAGGGTTTTCATGCCCAAACCCCCGCCCAATACCACCGTACTCTGAAACTACCTCTTTCCCTTGGATGGCCAAAAGCTACGGAGTGACCAACTAGAACCTTGCTCCGAACTACCTTCTGGATGTGGGTATGGGTATGGATATGGATATGGATATGGATGGGAGGCCGATCGGAGGCCGACCGGACACCGTTCGGTACACCGTTCGGTACACCGTTCGGTACACCGTTCGGTACACCGTTCGGTACACCGTTCGGTACACCGTTCGGATGCCGTTCGGACACCGTTCGGTGAGCCCTGAAAACGCCCCTCCAGAAGCTGCTCATTGGGAGCCCTTCAGGGGCACAATTTCGCCCTTCCGCTGGCGCTCTTTCGCCTTTCGCGCCTTCTCTGAATTGGCCTTTTTTGAGGCCTTTTTGCGGGCTTCTTTGCGCTCCAGACTCTCGTCGATCATCCAGTGCCGGATCTGGCCCGACCTCGTGATCTCGAAGTGCTTTAGGATCCGCGGCTTTGCCTTTTTCCATTCAGGCAGGGTCAGCTCGACGGCCGCTGACAGCGCTTCATCGTCCTCGCAATCGAGCGATCCGCCGACTTCGCACAGGCGATTCAGGAGTAGCAGGTATGTGGCCTTGTCCTCACGGGAAAGGCCCAGGGCGTCCGACCGGAACTCGGCCGGATACATGGCGTAGAAGAAGGTTTCCGGGCGCCGCATTACGCGGCCTTTTGTGACCGCCTCGATTCGGCAACGGCGCCGCGTCGAGGGAAGGAGCAGATCTCGTAGGCGGTCGCATGAGCCAGATCCTCGTCATAGACGACATAGATCTCGCGGCCCGACGACAGCGACAGGCTGATCGCAGACTTGCAGCACCCAAGAAGGGCGGAGGCCTTTGCGGACGTGTAGCGCTCGCAGAACTCTCGGAGCGGCAGCTCGAAGGTAGGTTTCCGTGGCATCTGAATTCCCGCTGACTGGACGTTCAGCGTATTTAATCTAGGAATTCAGGTTTGGTCAACTTCACTGTGGTTTTTCACAGTGGTGCAATCCGTTTCAAGTGCTATGTTTGTTCATGGCCAAGCGGTACAAAGGCCCATGAATAAGACCAATGAAGCAGAAGCCGTGTCCGCAGCGCTCTCCAGGGCGCAGCGAAAGGCACGGATCACTCAGCGCGACATCGCCAAGCGCTTCGGCGTGTCGGCCCCTCTCGTCACTGGATGGCTCAATGGATCCGTCCGGATCCCTGATATGGTGCTTCTTCAGCTCGTGGAGCTGTTCGACATCGACCCGATCATGGTCCGGCCTTCCCTCGCCGGCTACTACACCGACGAAATCATGGAAAGGCTATACGGCAACCAGTACCCCGCCGGGATCATCGGCCTCGCACAAAAGCTGACCAGCGAACAGCTCCAGACCGTCATCGACCTGATGCGCGTCATGGCCAGCCAGAATGACGCATCGGGCGACAGGTAGTTAAGCATCCCTGATCGTCAGAGTTGCACGTTAATCTAACCTAAACTATTCTCCGCCGTGGGCACCCAGCCTACGGGAGAATAGTTATGACCGAAAAGCAGCTTCAGCCGGCGCACATCGACGCCGTAATCATCACCGAGTCCATCCGGGTTCTTCGTGCCGAAAGCGACGACCAGTGGTGGCTTTACGACGACGACTCGTCTATCGGCTTCGTGCCGCACATGACCGCGATGGTCTTGGGGGACAGGGACTGCGCGATCTACGATCAATGGCCGGCAATAGTCGATCAGGGCGATCACGCGAAGCGCGTGGGCTCCGACCTGTTCCTCATGTACCAGTCTGCGCGGAGATCCGACCTTTTCGCATCTGAGGTCGCGGCCGTGTCCCGCCGCACCCTCGATGTAGCAGGCGGAATCTTCGCGGCAGTGGTCGAGCGCACCGAAAGCGTGATCCGCAAGAACGCGGAACTGATTCGCTCGCGCGCAGCAATCAAGGAGGCCGACCATGACGCAGCAGCCTAGCCCCATCGCACGACTCAAGACCTATCAGGAGCGGTTCCTGGCGACCAATCGCTACCAGCTCACGTGGGAGCAGGAGGCGCTGTTCGCGCGCCAGCAGCTCGAGAACAACTCCTACCTGATGGGCGTCGCCACCAAGGACACCGATGGGCTTCGCAACTCCGTCCTGAATGTCGCAGCCATCGGCGTGTCCCTGAATCCGGCCTTGCAACACGCCTACCTCGTGCCGAGGAACAACAAGGTGCTTCTGTCCCTGTCCTATCGCGGCCTCGTCGCGCTGGCCACGGAGTCCGGCAGCATCGACTTCGCCAAGGCCGAAGTGGTTCACAAGGGCGATACCTTCGTCTGGAACGGGCCCTTCGACCTGCCGACCCATAACGCCGACGTGCTGGCCGAGGATCGCATTGGTGACGAGCTGGAGTCCGTGGCTGGCGCCTACTGCGCCGCGCGCCTCACGGACGGCACGTGGATGGTCGAAGTGCTGACCCTGAAGGAGATCATGGCCATTCGGAACAAGGCCGACTCCCTGAAGGGAAAGAACCGCAGCGCCTCCCCCTGGGTCCAGTTTCCGCTGGAAATGGTGAAGAAGGCGGCGGTTCGTCGCGCCTCGAAAATGTGGCCGCAGAAGGGCGACCGCAAGCGCCTGGATGAAGCCATCCACATCGACCAGCAGTCCGACCAGATCAACCTCGATGACCTCGATGCCGAGAACGTGTTCATCAGCGCGGAGCAGGCAAAGGAGATCACCGAGCGCATGGCTGCGATCGGACGCGACATCGGCCCGCTGCTTCGATACCTGGGCGTCGAGGACGCGAACGAGATCCAGACTGGCCAGCTCGAAGAGGCCATCGGGATCGTGACGAAGCAGGAGGCCAAGGCGGCGGCGCAGCAGGCGCCCGCTGAAGCCCCGGAAGAGGAGGCAGAAGCCGAGGAGGCCACCGATGCCAGTGCTGCATGACCACATCGAACAGGGCACCGAGGAGTGGCTGCGGATCCGGCTGGGCGTGGCCACCGCCTCGAACTTCGACCGGCTCCTCACGCCTACCGGGAGGCCATCCAGTCAGATCGAGGCGTTCGCAGGCCAGCTCGCCGCGGAGGAGATCTCCGGAGAGCTGGAGGAGACGCCGACGACCTACTGGATGAAGCGCGGCATTGATATGGAGCCCCGGGCCCGCGCCTATTACGAGCTGGAGACGGGCCACGAGGTTTCCAGCATCGGTTTCGTTACGACCGACTGCGGCCGCATCGGATGCAGCCCGGATGGGATCGTCAAGGGCAGCGGCACGCGAACTGGCGATGCCTTCGGCCTGGAGATCAAGTGCCCGAGCCCGGGGATGCACGTGTCCTACCTCGCCGCCGGCCGTGTGCCGGACAAGTACGTGCCCCAGGTGCAGGGCTCCATGTTCGTCACCGGCCTCGAGCGCTGGGACTTCGTGTCCTTCCACCCGAGCCTGCCCAAGCTGATCGTTCGTGTGGACCGCGACGAAGCCTATATCGCCAAACTCGAGGCCGCGTTCAAGAAGCTGTTGGAGCTGAAGGAGCAGGCCATCGAGGCCATCAAACAGGGGGACAAGATCTATGGCTAGTCGTGGCGTCAACAAAGTCATCATCGTCGGCAATCTCGGGAACGACCCCGAGACTCGATCCATGCCTTCCGGCATGGCCGTGGCCAACTTCTCCGTAGCCACAAGCGAAATGTGGAAGGACAAAAACACGGGCGAACAGCAGGAACGGACGGAGTGGCACAGGGTCGCGGCCTTCGGCCGGCTGGGCGAGATCTGCGGCCAATACCTGCACAAGGGCTCGAAGGTCTACATCGAGGGCTCGCTTCGCACCCGGAAGTGGCAGGCCCAGGACGGCCAGGATCGCTGGACAACGGAGATCGTCGCCAGCGAAATGCAAATGCTCGACTCCCGTGGAGGCGGGCAGCAGGGCGGCGGGCAGCGCTCACAGCAGCAAAGCTCCGGACCCTACCCTGAGCCGCCGGCACAGGGCGACGGGGATCCCTACGACGACGAAATTCCGCTCTGACCGTGGCTGGCCTGATTGCGGCCTGGATCGCGTCAGGCCTGCTTACCGCCTACTGGATAACGAAGAGGGCGAAATCGACCCATGAAACTCTTGCTGACTATCGAAGATGCATCGGACGGCTTTGTGACGATCAGCCTCCAGACCGACCAGGAGCTGACCCGCGAGCTTCAGGAGAACCCGACTCCAGCGCTTGCGCTGGCGAACGATGTATCGACGTTCGTCGGGATGCTCACGCGCAACATGATTCACAGAATCCCGCCCAAGGGGGGAAAGGAAGTCCACTAGGAGGGCAAGATGAAGGCGACAGACGTAGGGGAGTTCTTCGAGGAGCTGGATGCCGGCGTGTTCGCGCAAAAGATCGGCCATGAGCTGAGTCAGGTCGCGGCGTCGGTGGTCAACCACCAGCGCGCGGGGCAGATCCAGATCACGCTCGACGTGAAACAGATCGGCTCCGGCCATCAGGTCGCGGTGACGCACAAGCTGCGCTCCACGCGGCCAACCAAGCGGGGAAAGGTCACGGAGGAGGACGAGACGCAGACCCCGATGCACGTCGGCACCGGGGGCGCCATGAGCTTCTTCCCCGAGAACCAGATGCAGCTCCCGACAATGACCAAGGAGGATATGCGGAGTGAGCGAACCCGTGAAAACTGACAGCGCAAAGTACCTTGTAGAACTCGGCGCGGCCATGCCGGCCGCGAGCAGGCTCCCGGCGGACACCGTACTCGTGCCGCCGAGCTTCACGGTCCACGATCTCGAGCGCTTCAACCCAGGGCCTCGCCGGTATAGCCGGCGGGTTCGCACGAGCGACATCCCGACCTTCGTGCGGCTCTCAAAGCAGGATCTGTCCGGGGTTCCGGGCTCCGCCTGCCTCGTCGATGCAGATCGAATGTCAGCGGCCACCTACTACAACCTGGGGACCATCGGAGAGCCTGGGCATGGCGACCACTTCAACACCCTTACCCTGAAAAAGACGGCCGAGTGCATCGCGTTACAGGGCGTCAGCGGCGCCCTGAAGTCCCAGCGCGATATGGCGGAGTGGCTGGAGGACTGGCGCGACATCCTCTCGCCGGAGTGGCCTTCGACCGAGGGCTTCACGCCGTCTATGCAGGTGGCAATCAGCGCAATCCGAAACACGGACGTGGAGGCCATCCAGAAGGTGCAGTCCGTCGAGACTGACTTCTCGTCAGCGCGATCGGATCTCGAGCGCATCGAGGCCAAAGGCCGCGAGGTTCCGCTTCCCAGTATGTTCGTCACGAACTGCGAGCTGTATAGCGGCCTGCCGCCGTTGCCTGCCCGCCTTCGGCTGTCCGCGCACCCGCACGAGAAGGGCGTCAGGTTCTCGCTGCGCCTCGTTCGGCCCGACTGGATCGAGGAGGAGCTGGCGCGATCCTTCCGGTCGCTTCTCGAAAGCGAGCTGAAGGACAGCGGAATCCGCGTCGAGATCGGATCTTTCGGTTCCGGCCTCGAGTAACACGCCCCAATGGCCGCGTCCCGCTTGGCTGGGCGATTCCCGGTTGAGTTAGCGGCGGGGGAGTGGCGGTGCCCCTGGAAGTAAAGACCGCCCTAATTTATGTGATGCGGGGAGTTTGGGGATGAGTGAATACGACTACGACAGGGGTCACATGGATGGCTACAACAAAGGCCACCAAGAAGGCTACGCAGAAGCATTAGAGGACGCACGCTCTGGAACGCCCAACCTCCGCGACCAGTTTGCGATGGCGGCGCTGCCGGGCTTGATTGCTCATGCGTCAGGAGAATGCCCGCACAAAGCGCCCGAGGCAGCTTACGCGATTGCCGACGCCATGCTCGCGGCGAGGGAGGCTGGGAATGAGTAGGTGCCCTCACTGCGGATCAACAAATATGTGGGACGATAATCTTGAGGAAGGTTGTCGGGACTGCGGCTGGTCCAGTGTCCCGCTTTTTAACAAGACCGCAACGCCCAGCCACGCTAAATCGCCGTGGTATTCCAGTGAACAACAGCGTCGTCGCCATGCTCGCTGCGAGGGAGAGTAAGGAGTGAGGGGTGAGTGATCGCATGATGGTTGACGGCAGCCGCTTGGAAAACAAACTGATTGGCTGCCGAGTTGTGTGCGACCAGCTAAGGACTCGCGTCGAGAAGCTAGAAGCCGAGCGCGATGCGCTGCTCAAGGACCGGGAGCAGTTGGAGTGGTTGGCCCAAATAGCGCCACGAAAATTCAATATCCTGTTTTTTGAAGAACTTGCCGAAACACACGACTGGCGCGAGGCCATTGACGCGGCGAGGAAGGGTGAGGGGTGAGGCTACTGCATAGGATATACGCCTACTTCCTTGGCTACTTTTGGCTTCCATGCCCGCGCTGCGGTCGTATGTGGGGCGGTCACGAATGGAACAATGATGACCGTGAGTGGGTTGATGGCCGTCAACAAGTCGTCTGCCCCAAGTGCGCTATGACGCAGGCGAGGGATAAGTGATGCGAACGCATCCAGCGGAGGCGGGAATGGCGCTCCCAATCCATCCAGAGAATCAGCCCAGCCGGTGGTGGCGCAAATAACGCCGGCAGCGCACGGGGACGGTTAGCTTCCGACTCCCGGTCAGGCGGGAAGGCTCTCGCAATTAAGCCCGGGTGGGTCCGGGTGAAACGCCTCCGCGGCGCGAGAGCGGATATTCCCCTGATCGCTTCCCTGAGTGCGCGGACAGCCGGGAAAGACCGGCGCCTTGATGGAGCAGTAACCGTGAGCAGCATGACCATTGTTGATGAGTCCGCGAGCATGACCGGATCCTGGCCTCGCCTCGTGAGCAAAGCCAAGTACGCCCAGGAGCTAGGCCTGCCCGAAACCACCATCGACGGCTGGATGCGGCGGCACTGGACCCGGGGCCTCCACTACTATGTAATCGGCCGCACGACGTTGATTGATCGGGAGGCGGTCAGCGCATGGATAACCCGAAAGGAATCAGGCCCAGCGGCCGAGGGCTCCAGATCCGAGTCCAGCACGGCGGTCGAACCTATTACGAGACGATCCCGGGCAACCTCTCAGCGAGTCACTTCGCCCAGGCGGTAAAGCGCAGGAAGCAGATGATCGCCATCCTCGAGCTGGGTGGCGATCTCACCGCAGCGGCGGAGAATCCGCCCTTCATCGAAGCCGCCCAGCACTACCTCGATATGCTGGAGGCCAAGCGCTCCACCCACCTGTCCTACGAGAACATCCTGAACACGCGCTGGATCCCGGCCTTCGGCCGCATGCCACTGCTATCCATCGACGCCCGAACCGTCCGCGAGACGGTCGCCCAGTGGGACGTGTCACCCAAGACGAAGCGGAACGCCCTCGGGCCCCTGGCTGGCATCTTCACGCTCTACGGCGTCACCCCCAACCCTGCGGTGGGGCTACGCTTCCAGCGCCGCCAGAGGGCCCCTGTGCAGCGGTACACGCCGGATGAATGGAAGGCCATCCAGCGCCACCTGAGCGGCCAGTCGCTGGTCTACTTCACGCTCCTGATCCACACCGGCCTGCGCCCGGGCGAGGCCCTGGGGCTACTCTGGACCGACTACAGCGGCGCGGAGCTATCGATCACGAAGCAGATCGTCCGGCGGCGCCTCGAGCCCACGACCAAGACCTACGAGCGCCGGACGGTCTACGTGCCCCAGCAGGCGCGATCGGCCCTGAACGGACACGTCACCCGCTTCGAGGGCGGGCACATATTCCAGAACACGAAGGGCGGGCCCCACCTGGACACGGACGTGTTCAACGAGGCATGGCGGAAGGCTCACCGCCGCGCGCGGATCCCGTACCGGATCCCCTACACGCTCCGCCACACGAAGGCGGCGCAGCTCCTCTCCGCCGGCATCCAGCCGGCCGACGCGGCCAAGTACCTCGGCCACAGCACGGAAATGTTCCTGCGCACCTACTCGGAGTTCATTGAGGAGTATTCGGCCAGCCAGGACCGGAAGCGCTTCGAGCTGGCCATCTGAGGGAGGAAAAAATGAACAGCTTGCCATCAGGACTGCGGGTCAGCGGCCGAGGAATACAGATTCGCATCCAAAGGAAAGGAAGAACCTACTACCACACTATCCCAGGAGATCTTTCGGAGGGCCACATCAGCGATGCCGCCAGCGCTCGCCAGATCCTCTCAAAGGCGATTGACTCCGGCGCTGTTCACCCCGGGTCGACAGCGACAGACGATCAGGATATTGATCGGTACTACGCTGAAATGTTTCGCACTGCGCGGAAGCGAAAGCGGTATGGGCTTTCCAAGCAGGACGAACAGGCTCTCGTCGAGGCTTCTGGCGGGCGCTGCGCAGTCACGGGCATCTCCTTCGGGTTACATCGCCCTGATGGGTGGCTTAGGCGCCCATTCGCGCCGAGCATCGACAGGATCGACAGCAAAGTTGGCTATGATCCCGAGAACGTGCGCCTGGTCTGTGTCGCGGTCAATATCGCTATGAATGAGTGGGGCGAGGAAGTGTTCAGGCTGGTGGCGGAACAATACCTGCTCAACCGAGCAAAGGGTGGGTAGATCGTTGGCAAATTTTCGCGCCCCAGATCTAAGTCATTGATTTTGCACAACAAATATGGCGGAGCGGACGGGACTCGAACCCGCCGCCCGTCTTTCGATGTCGCCCAGTGTCGCCGCAAATCAATGACTTGCGGCGCACTGGGGTTCGCTGGGATACCTCAAGCGGCGGCAGGCTGGTTAGAACGCTGGCTAGAGTATTCGGCCATCCAGCGCCGCACGAGATCCCGGCGCCGCCGCGTCTCCCGGCCGGCATCGCGCCCGAACACCCTCTCGTTCGACTTGATCGCGGCGTCCATCCACCGCGGCGTCCTTCGCATCCCCGGAATCCGCCCGTTGGCCAGCAGCCGCGCGTCATCCTTCGAGTAGCCGCCGCTGGCCAGGATCCGCTGGATGTCCGCGGTGCTGGTGATGCCGCTCTTCCTCGCCGCCTTCACCATCTTCAGGGCGTCATCGAAGATCTGCTCCCGCTGGTACATCATCCGGTCGAACGCCGTGCGCAGCGCCTCGTCCGAGACTGGGTTCGGGTCGCGGATCTTGCTCGACACGATGGCGGACGTGCTGCGCAGGTCGCGCGTCTGATCGAAGGCCCGGAACTTCAGTGAGGCCGCAGGGTCCAGGGTGCTTACCCGGACGCCCAGCCACGCCAGCCCCTCGTCGGCCACCGAGTATTGCTGCCCGGAAGCCCTGTACTCGCCCTGGAGCGCCTTCGCCGTCCGGTTGATGTTGTTCACGAACCCGGGCGACACCGCTTTCAGGATGTGATCGGCGGAGTCCTTCGCAATCTGAACGGGATGCTCCGACTCGTTGTAGACGGGCCCGCCGCTACTCTTCCGGTTCGTGAGGACTTCCATGACCGCGCCAGCCACGATGTCGGTGCCGAAGAACGGCTTGACCATATCCGTCGCCGCGGACAGCAGGCGGTTGCCCGGGGGCTCGTCACGCATCATCGCCGTGATCGGCCGCTTCCAGTAGTTGTAGGGATCGTGGTAGCTCAGATCCATGTAGCGCAGCAGGCCGTCCTCGCGCGACCAGAACCAAAGATTGCTGTTCCGGCTCCACGGCGGCAGTTGCTGGCGGATTGCCTCCTCCTCTTCGTCATCGACGCCCAGGGCCTGCTTCGACAGCTCCTGAATGATGTAGGCCGCGCCGGACGCGATCGCCAGCCCCGCCAGTCGCTGGGCGCCCAGGGCCTTCGACTGCTTCATATCGCGGTAGGCGTAGCGGACGATGTGATAGCTCGTGCGGATGATCTCCGAAGGGAATGACACGAACGTACCGGCCAGCGGGAACTTCCGCAGGCGCTGCATGAACTGGCCGACCATCGAGTACGTGGGATAGGTGTTGCGGACCCGCTTCGCCGCCTCCTTCTCCGCGGCCTCCCGGTCGAGCCCGTAATACTTCATCTGAAGCTGGATCTCGTTCTCCCAGCCGACGATCTTCCAGAAGTCGTCCCCGAACTGGTACAAGCGCTGCGCGAATTGGAGCCAGTGCCGCGCCGTCATCTTCCCGCCGTTCAGGAAATTCTCGATCTGCGCATCATCGAGAAGGCGCATCATTTCACCGGCATACGGCGTGTCATAGACCACGCCCAGCTCCTTCAGCTTGCGCAGGTACTCCCGCTGGCTGTCATCCTTCTCGAAGTAGGTTTTCATCGACTTCACGGAGCGGCCGATGTGCTTCCAGTTGAAGTGCGCGTTGGACAGGGTGAAGAACGCGGCCGACACCCAGTTGCGCACCGTCGTGGTTGGCGAGAGGACCGTCTTGCCGAACTTCACGAGGCCGTTGAGGCGGATGACGCCCTCCACGATCCGGCCCCAGTCCTCGGGGTGGCCCAGGGCGTCCTGAAACGCCTGCGCGACCTCCGGGGTCGTGTAGAGGCCATCCAGGGGCGAGTAGCGCTCGTTCCCCTTCGAGGAAAGCTGCTTCCAGGCGCCCACCGGCCGGTCCTTCTCCTCGAAGAGGAACACGCCCATGCCGACCTCGCGGATGTCCTTCAGCAGCAGGTCGTTGTGGATCAGGCGGTTCATCTTCGCCACGGACTTCGCGTAGTTGAGGCGCGGGTCATAGTATTCGCCCAGCAGGGCCAGAATCGGATCACCGATGACCTTGCGGCGCTTGAGGATCGACAGATCCTTCGCGCCCAGCTTCGACTCCTTGAAGTAGCTCTCCATCGAATCGTAGGCCGTGCCGCTCTTGGCGATGTCCTCGATCGCAATATCGGCGCGCTCGAGCGCTTCCGCTTCCGTGACCTCCTCGATGGGATCCACCAGCGAGTCCGCAATCGCTTTCGCGCCCTTCAGGGTCAGGCTCTCGTCCTCGGCCCGGAGCTGCTTGGCCAGCTTGTTCACTTCCCGCTTCCGGCGCTTCTCACGGCGCGCGGTTTCCTGCTCGATGTAGTTCTCCTTCAGGTAGCGGCGCGCGTTGTTCATCACCGGGGCCGGGATTCTGTCGAACCATTTTGGATCGTCGTAGGCCTGATAGGACCGATGCACGTACCGGCCGACGTTGCCCGAGATCGTGCGGATCAGCAGCAGCTTCGCCACGATCCGGGCCTCCGGGCCGCTGAACTCGTCGAAGTCGATCTCGTCGCCCATCTCCATGAGCGTCTGCATGAGAGCGTCACGGCGCTCCGGCGGGAGCTGTTGCAGCAGGTACTGGCCGTCAGACTTCAGGGCCTCGATGTACTGCTCCGAGAGCGAGTCGATGTGCGCCCGCATGGCGCCGAGGACATCCAGCACTTCCCGTGGTAGATCCACGTTCGCCTCGCCAGCCAGGGCGCGACGCATCTGGCGCTCCTGCTCTATGGTGCGCTTCTCGAAGCTCTTGCCGAACGCCTTTTTGAAAGCGTGCTCGAGATCGTAGACCTGATGCCGCGTATCCAGCTCGCCGGCCTCGATCTGGCCATCGCGCCGGATCTTCGCATCGAACACCTTTTCCGGCAGGTTGCCGCCGGGGGACAGGGCCCGATGCCACAGCGCTTTGCCGCGATCGAGGTAGGACCGATCCTCGCCCTTCAGGCGGGCGTTGCGGCGCTCGTCGTCCGTCTCGTCGACGCGGCGGAAGAACACGTCCGTGTCGCGGACCCGGAACTGCTCCTCGAGGGGGCTCGCGTAGGTGACGCCGCGCGCCATGACGAAGGGCCCGATCTGGACGATCTTCTCGGCCGCGACCACTGGCTGGCCCGTCCGCTTCTCGTAGAAGTAGCTGTGCCGGAATGGGTTCTGCCCCACCTGCACCCAGGCGGGATCCTTCAGGGCCGACGCCGCCAGCCGGCGGGCGCTCTCGAGATCCATGTTCTGCCAGTCGCCGTGCACCCGGGCGAACGGCGCCTTCGAGCTGCGCCCCGTGGCGACCTTCAGGGCCGCTTTCGGGTTGGTCTTGAACTCCACATTGGTCAGGACCGAATGGGTGCCGTAGCCGATGGAGCTACCCGTGTTGCTGCCACCGCGGTGCACCGACACGATCCACGTGTTGTAGAAGTCGAAGGCCGGGATGTCGAGGCGCGAGGCCACGCGCTCCCCGTCCGCAATCTTCACGTCGACGCCGATGATCCGCTCCGCCTTGTCCTGGGACAGCGCCGCGGACATATCCCCCACCGTGGGCGACGGCGGCACCTGCCGCAGCTCGAAGATCGGCATGTGCTTCTGCACGATCTGGTTGTAGCCATCCAGGGTCAGATCGCCGGACTCGAGGCGGCGCGCAGCGGCCTCCACGTCGCGGTTTCGGCCGGCCCGCTGGGACACGCGGTTGGCCATGCGCCACTCGTCGATCTCGGTCGGTGACAGCTTCGCCGCGGCGCCTTGCAGCTCCTCGCCAATCGGGTCCGAAAACATATCCGGCTGGGCCTGATCGTCGATGCGGAACATCGGGAAGGCCTCGACCTTGATCTGCTCCGCGACGGACTCAGGAATGTCGATGACCCACATCCCCGGCATATTCAGCTCGCCGCCGGCAGTCTCGACATCCTCGGCGGTGATGGTGTCGCCGTCGAGATCGAGCCGATACGGCGTGAGCCCCGTGAGCTTCTTTATGGCCCCGACCATCTTTTTGTCGTAGACCACCTTGTAACCGGCCAAGTACCTGTCGCCCCACACGCCAGCAACGGCCTGCGAATCGTTCCACGCGATGCGCCGGTAGCCGCGATTCACGGCCGTCACCAGCGCGTCTTTCACCGCGAGGTTGATGTAGGCGCTGTCCTTAAATGGAGCGTCGGGAGGGAAATTGTTGACGTACAGACTGTCCTTCTCGGCTTCAAGCGCATGATTTTCGACCTGAAGTTCTGCTATGCCCGGGATCCTGGATTCCAGAAGCTCTTGAAAAAACTCCGCCTCTTCTTTTTCGGCGTCGGTCGCATATTCCCATTTGCTCTCGGCGCGAGTCCCTAGTGCAGCTCTTGCTTCAGAGTTCGCAGAAGGTCGAGTGCCCGTTACCGTGCCAATAAGATCCTGAGTCAACGACTGCTTACCGCGCTCCACGTATTCAGGGTTGCCCTCAATAAGGTATTCCGCTACCTCCTTTATGGGGCGGTAGATCTGACTAAATACCTCCTGGCTGCGATCTCGAATCTCGTCCTGCCTTTTTTTCCTGCGCTCGATAAACTCCCTGGTGCTGTAGCCACCCCTTTTTCGGGCGTCGCTGTGCCAGTCGGATTGCAGTTCGTCGATGTAGTACGTTGAAACGCCGTCGATCTCGCGCTTCGTGTTGCGCGAGAACACCACGACATTCTCCTGGCCGTCCCGATCAAAATGACCGCCCTTCATATACTCGCCCACGATCTTCTCGTGAGGGCCGACACGGATCAGGGTTTCCCAGTAGTCCTCGTAAGCCGGCAGACCCTGATTGAGGTAATCCATAAAGATCGTGCCGCCTGCGGCATCGCCATCATTCAGGTCGCCCTGCTCTCGAAGGTAGTTCTCGAACGCGATTTTGGCTTCTGAGATTGAATAGATTCGGTTCTCGGAAAGGTAGTTCTCCGGGATCTCAACGCGCCTGCTCCATTCAAGCCCGCCCTTGCGAAGGTCATATCCCAGGTCGTCGCTTCCGAAGATGATGTAATCCCCGTACTCGGAATTCATGTGGGTGTAGGTGTAAGGATCCCCAGCAAAATACTCCTCGCGCACGTAGCCCTCGGCCCATTCCTCGAACTCGCTGCGCATCTGCTTCTGGAAGTTTTTCATCTTGCCGAAGTTTTCGGAGATCCACTGCTCTTCTCCGCCATCCATGCTCTCTTCGATTTCCGAAATCTCTGACTCCGAAAGCGAGTCACGGTTGGCCTCGAGGTAGTCTTTCATCGCCTCCTCGAGAACATCGGGCTGAAGCGTTTCAAGGAACTCGATCAGCTCGTATTCAATGCTGTCGTTGTCCCAGCCATCCATGAGGTCATCTATGCGATATTCGTAAGCGTCGCGCTCGTCGTAGATCTGCGGCGTCTGCCAGATCTCGCCCTCCGGAGAATCGCCTGTACCCGATTCCAGCTCGTCGCGGATCAGCTCCAGCCTGCCCTCTTCCGCGGCCTCCAGTGCGGCCTCCTGGGTCCACAGCTCGTCGGGGTTCGACTGTAGGCGCGCGGCGAAGGTAGACCACTCCAGCTCCTCCTTCTTCACGCCGGCCTTTTGCAGGCGGCTCAGGATCAGGCTCGCCTTGATCTTGCCCTCGGGGTTCTTCTTCGTGGGCTTGAAGTCCGGCATCTCGTTCAACGCCTTCTCGAGCTGCGAGTACAGGCCGACCTCGTTGCGATCCAGTATGTAGTCGATGCTCGCGGCGCCCTCGGCAGCGGCCAGATTCTGGCGCTCCTGAAACGAGCGGATGTACCACGGCATCGGCTGGATCTCGCCATCCATCGCGCGCTTCGCCAGGGCAAAGGCCTCGTAGATGTCCGCGGCCGTGAACTCCGTCTGGAAGCCCAGCTTGCGCAGGATCCCCTTCACGAACTGCACGATGCGCGTCAGGAGCCCGTTCTTCGGATCCGTCTCCGCAAGGTAGGCCACCGCCTCGGCCACCTGCACCGCCTTCGGGGCCCCGCGGTAGTAGCGCTCGACGTACTCGAACGCGCGCTTCACGGCCGGATCCCGCATCCGGGCGCCGTAGACCATCGCCAGGAACTTGCCGATGTCCTCTCCGAACAGAAGCTCGATGCCGTAGTGGCCGACCGCCTCGTGAAGCAGCGTCGCGTCCATATCGTCGGCGTCGCGGTTGCCGGAGCGCACGAGGTACACCGCGCCCTCGCCGCGGTCGTAGTAGCCCTTGATCTCCGTCGTGCCCTCGGCCGCGAGCTGGTCCTGAATCCGCTTCGGCAGGCCCTTGATCGTGTCGATGACCTTGACCGTGGGCGCCTTCTTCAGACCCCGGATCAGTTGCGCGTCGGTCCTTCCGGTGCGCGTCGCGCCGCTGCGACGGAACAGGCCTTCCTGATCGCCGTCGTCCGTGGATGGCGGGGCAGGCGGCTCCTCCCTGTCGACGGCCATGCGCTCCTCGAAGGGACGCTCATTCAGGATCCCCTGGGTGTTCCAGTAGTAGCGGATCGCCTCCTCGTCGTGGAGGGCCATGAACGTGTCGTAGACGATCCCGATGTTCTTCTTGTAGCCATCCAGGGTCAGATGCTTCGCCTGCTGCGTACTCGAGAGGCTTTTCGCCAGATCGAGGAAGTACCTCTTGATCGTTTCCGGCTTGAAGTACGGGCTGATGCCGTCGCGGTCATGGCTGTAATCAATCGGGTTTTCGATTGCGTCGATGTAGGCCTCGGGGGTGTAGAGGTAAGACTGGAACGGCCGGTCCTTGTCCAGTTGATCCAAGCCTTTCAGGAAGGGCACCAACCGCGTCTTGGTGGGGAACACGCCGGCCTGCTGGAACAGCGAATAGAGGGCTCGCTTGTCGCGCTCCACGTCCGCCGCACGTATGGCCTGCGCCTGCTTATCGCCTACCCTCTTTTCCACCTTGTCGAGGCGGTCGAGGAAGGTTCGGGTCGGGAATCTATACAGGAGGTAGCTCTGATAGGCGTCCATGCCGGCGACACGGTTTTCCGCGTTCAGCTCCCGCGTCGGCAGTGCGGACAGCTCCTCGGGCGTTCTGCGCCGGATGTCATCGACCTTTTGATCGGCCCATGACGGAACGCTGAACTGGGCGGTCTTGTCCCTGCCCAGGAAGTCCACCGCCGACCGCAGCGCGCCCAGCGAGTCCGTGTCGTTCAGGATGTCCTGAATCGCTTCCTTCGCCTCGGAGCCCTCGTAGTCCCACTGGCCATCCACGAAAGCGATGATCTCGCGCTCGCTCGCACCGATCTTCATCAGGCGCTGGATGTCCGGCCACACGTTGAAGTACCGGCGCTTCAGGTACTCCTCCGCGGGCATGGTCATCATGTTGTTGCCCAGGAAGAAGGACAGCGCAAAGCCGCGCGGCGTGATGGAGCGCAGGCCGGCGTCAGACTCGTCCTTGCCGCCCAGCTTGTGCATCAGCGACCCCAGCTTGGGCTCGACGCTCGCCGTGGGCATGGAGAACGGGTTGAAGTTGCCGTAGAGCTGGGTCTTTTTCGTGTAGGCATCACCGAAGTGATAGGGGTGGAAAGTCAGGCGCGGCGACGGCAGGCCCGTCTCGCTCTTGATCTGGCCCACAGGGTTCTCGATGGCCCATATCACGGGGCGCAGGTACTCGATGGTCGCCAAGGTCTGGTAGACCAGCTCGCGGCTTTGCTGGATGGCGCCGCTCTCCCGCTTGCCGGCCTTGTGCTTGTTTCCGGCGTTGGAGAAGTCCGTGCAGGGGCAGGCCGCGATCACGGCGTACACGTCGTTCAGCCACTCGCCGTACATATCGTTGAGGTACTGGACGCCGAAATCCATGATGTCGTCGCCGTTCTTCAGGTCGACGGAGATCACGTTGTAACCGGCCTGCGCCCACGGATCCGACCACTCGCCAGTCGCATCGAAGAGGCTCAGGACCGTTTTCGTGCCCACACTCCCGCGCGCCGGATGCTCTTTCGGCATGGCTTCCACGGCCTTCTCCCACGAATCGCGGATGCGGCGCGACTGCGATGGCGTCGTGAACTTCGCGGTGCCCGGGCCCACGTAGTCGGAGTCCTTCATTTCCGGGGCGCCCAGCTCCGCCTTCGTCTCGAGGGATCGCGTCTCCCCCTTCTTCGGCTCGGGAAACAGCCAGTCCTCGACCATGTTCGTGATCTCGTTGAAGTCCTGAACCGACAGCAGGGGCGTGTCGTCCTTCTCGCGGTCAGCGCCCTCGAACTTCGGCTCTGGCTCCGTGGCGGTGATGGGCGTGGACACCATCCGGTTGCCGCGCGCGGCGTTGTAGTTCGGCAGGATCGGCATGGCGTTGACGATGCCCTGGTCCCGAAGCTCGCGGAATTCCTGCTTCAGCTCAAAGATGCGATCGGCCACGGCCTGAAGCGCAGCGTCGTCCTGCTTCGCGCCGTCGCCAACCAGCTCGGATCGCCGCTCGAGGATCCGCTTCTTGTCCTCGGCGTCGAGAGCCTTCCCGGCCTTGCTCATGCAGTTGGACAGCTTGCTCATTGAAGCACCCTCACAGCGGCCATGATGATTGCGACGATCTCCTCGTCCTCACGCATGAGCCTTTCCAGATGGCGGTCATACTCGGCCTTCTTCTTGCTGCCACCGCCGCCCAGGGGAACGTCGACTACTGGCGGCAGGATTTCGGCCGGCGTCTTTGCCTCGAATACACGAATGAGGCCGGGAGTTGCCCAGGAGGCCAGCTCGGTGAACTGGGTTCCGTCGCGCTCTGTTGTCGATCCGGACTTCGCCTCGAACAGGCGAGCAGGGCCGGGGATCGCCCACGAGGTCAGCTCGGTGAACTGGGTTCCGTCGCGCCCCGTTGCCGACTCGGACTTCGGCGCAAAGCTGCGGATCCCTCCAGGGGTTCCCGTGGCCTGTAGCGAAGTGACCATTCATCACACGATCACGAACGTGTTGCCGGCCTGCGGCGGTTCCGTGACCGCCGTAAACGTCAGCGTCTTGCTCGTGCCGTCGTAGTCCGTGATGTTCGTGGCCTGATCCTTCAGGGGCCCCGATGTCCAGATGATGATCCGGCCGTTGTAGTGGTCGTTGGTCGCCTCCGCGAGATCCGTCGTCATCGTGGTCGTGGTCAGCGACCCTGCCACAGCCTCGGCGCGCACGATCGTGCCGGCAGACGCCGCGAGATCTGCGGCAGCTTCCGTGCTGCCATTGATTGCGCCCACGTTCACCGTGTCCACGGCGGGATCGAAGTCGTTAAGGCCCGAGATCAGCCCGGGCAGCGTCGAGCTGGTATCGACCAGCAGCGCATCCACGTTCGTGTCGATGGTGGCGAGCTGCGCATCGAGATCCGCGTTCGACATACCGATTGCCGCGCGCACCCCGGCGGCATCGAGGCCTCCGGCAGTAGCGACATCCAGGGCCTCGGCCGTGCTGCCAGCCACAGAGCTGTGCGTCGACAGATCCTCGGTCCATACCGCGTCCGCGATGCTGGCGGCGCTCGGGTTGCTCGTGGGAACGGCGTCCACAGCGGCCTTGATGGAACCAAGCCCATCGGTGCCGTTGTCCAGATCGTTCTGGATCCCGCTGGCCACCGATTCGATAGTGGCAAGCTGGGAATCGAGGTTCGCGCTGGCCATGCCCAGGGCGGCGCGCACGGCCGCGGCGTCGAGCCCGCCTCCAGCCGCCGCAGCGTCCAGCGCTTCCGCAGTGCTGCCGGCCACGGCGACGTGATCGGCCACCAGCTCGGTCCACACGGCATCGGCCACGTCTGCCGCCGTGACATCGTTTAGGCCGGCGAAGCCCGCATCCATTTCGGCCTTTGTCGGCGCATCGTAGTCGGTCAGCGCGAGGTCCACCTGCGCGTTCACTTCCGCGGCGCTGATGTCGTTCAGGCCGGAGATCTGCGCAGGAATGGTGGTCGACGTGTCGACAAGGATGGCATCGACGTTGACCGCTACGCCGGCCAGCTCCGCAGCCGTTGCGAAGCCAGCAGCCGTGACCCAGTTGCCTTGGTTGGCCTGAAGATCCGCCGTATCCGCGAGGATGTCGGCAACCACCTTACCGGCCTGGGATCCGGTGTACGCCCCAGGAAGGACCGTGGTCCACGGGTCGCCAGCGGAGCCCGCCGCATTGAGTGAGGAGCCCGTCGAGCCTGCCGCGAGATGGCCAGCCAGGGGCTCGTCCCACACCGCATCCGCAATATCCGCAGCGCTAGGCCCGCCACCGGACGTAGCCGAGCCTAGAGCTTCGGCCGTGGATCCTGCGCCGCCAGAGTGGTCCGCCAGAGTTTCCGTCCAGACGGCATCCGCGATCGCAGCGGCTGATGGGTTGCTGGTCGGGATCGCGGCGAGCTGCGTGTCGAGGTTCGCCGCGGTCATTCCCAGGGCGCCGCGAACTCCTGCCGCATCGAGGTCATTGAGGGCCGCAAAGCCCGCATCCAGCTCCGCTTTCGTGGGCGCGTCATAGTCCGCCAGCGCAATATCAACCTGTGCGTTCACGTCGGCCGCGCTGATGTCGTTGAGCCCACCAATCAGGCCCGGGATGGTCGTTTCGGTATCGGTCAGTACCGCGTCGAGCGCTTCGGCGGCGGAGCCAGCCAAGGCGGCATGAGTCGCAAGCGCCTCCGTCCACACCGCATCGGCCACATCGGCCGCGCTCGGGATCGAGATCCCGTCCACCGCCGCCTTGATGGCGCCAAGACCGTCCGTGCCGTTGCTTAGATCAGACTGGATTCCGTCTACCACAGTGTCGATGGTCGAGAGCTGGGTGTCCATGTTCCCGGTGGCCATGCCAAGCGCTGAACGGATGCCGGCGGCATCGAGATCGTTCAGCCCCGAGATCAGGCCCGGAATCGTCGTCCCGGTGTCCTCGAGGATCGCCGTCACATCGGCCGCGACGGCAGTGAGGGCGCCGGAGGTCGCAAAGCCGGTGGCGGTCAGCCAGTTGCCCTGGTTGGCTTGCAGGTCAGCCGTGTCATCCAGTACGTCCGCTAGAATCTTGCCGGCCTGGGATCCGGTGTACGAGCCGGGAAGCGTAGTCGCCCACGGGTCGCCGGCAGATCCTGCGGCGTTGAGTCCTGCGCCGGTGGATCCGGCGGTAAGGTGGTCAGCCAGGGGCTCGTCCCATACAGCATCAGCGATGTCGGCTGGCGCGGTACTCAAAGTGGAAGCGATGCCCGTCACTTCAGAGGCCGTTGAATCCACCACAGACTTAATGGCGAAAGTCCCATAAGTCGGGTTGCCGACAGCCAATTCAATGTCAGTAATTTGCGGCACTATCGTGTCGATGTTTGTGTCCGCGTTACTTGCCGTGTTGAGAGTCTCGGTAATGACCGCAGCAACAGAGCCCGCAACCGAATTGTAGCTGGCAACTAGGGCACCCAAGACTGAGGATGCGATGTCCGCCGGGTCCGCAAACGAAACGTCTATGTTCTTGATGACGCCCAGGGTGTTCTCACACAGGATGCCGATGCTGTCGTGGTTGCACTCCGACTGGGTGAGCGCGAGGCTCCACTGCCCCCCTCCAGAATGGGTAGGCGTGTTGGTGGCCGCTACTTGCGACAATCCCGAGGGCTTGATCTGTGCAGTAGCCGTGCCGCCTGTCACCGGCTTGCCCTGATCGTCGATCATATCGTAGGTGATCTCGCAGGCGACGTTCTTCATTCTCATAGGGAATCACTCCTGCGCCGCTGTAGGAACGCAATCGGGTTGATTGCCGGTGTCGGCAGCGTGAATGAGTTGTCGTCGAAGTCCGAGGGAAGCCTGTTATCCCAGGCTCGAACGCCACCCGGCATCCCTGCGCTGCCCAAGCTGAACGCATCGGCCAGCCCTGTGTTGGGCCAGCCACGAACGGTCCCGCCCGCAACACCGACCGTAACTGCGTTGCCACCCGTCCAGTCACCGAGAGCGTCCTGCGTGCCCATCTGCGAGCCATCCGTGATGTCGCCGTAGCCCATCGCAAGGAATTTGTTGGTAACGGACTCGAACGCATAAATCTTGATCCGCCCCGGTGCCGTTGGGCGGATGCACAAATACAGGTCCACGGTCCTGTTGAGCAGGTTCGTAGTGCTGATCTGCGCGTAGGCTTGTGTCGTGTCGGACGCTGCCGCCGAGCTTGCGCCTTCCCCCGCGATAGCTTGGAGCAGAGTTCCTGATGGGTTAAACGCCCATCCAATGCCGTCGCCTGTCGCGCCAGCCTCGAACAGTATTCCTGTCGGCCCCGACGCGCCGATGGCCATGCCCAGCACAGCAAGCGTGACGCTGTTCTCGTCGCTCGGCACAGAGGCTACGTTAATAACCGATGTCGTGTCCCCGTAAGCAAACGCAGCGTCCTGCGCTGGGTAAACGTCGAAAGGAGTCCAGTCCGGGGTTTGGGGCGTAAACGGCGCGGAGATTTCAACGGCGCTGTCCAGCGTCCCGTTGCGCCACGCGGCGGCTAGCTTGTACTGCACACCTTCAGTCAGGCCCGACAGCGAAGAGCCTGTAAACAGACCGTCAAGCCCGCCTGTAGGATCGCTGCCAGTTGTTACGGCCGAGACGCCAGTCCACGTACCGACCTCCACCTCCGCTGCTGTAGTCGGGTCAGCGTCGGTGGCGAGGTATACCGCCCAATATACGCTTCCGGTACTCATTAAAAATCCAGCACCACAGTCGGGGTTATCGAAGTGCCGTCCGCGTATAAATCCGTCGCAGCGGCTGCGCTCAACGTCGGCGCAGACGACGGGGATGCCGGGGGCAGGGCCAACAAAACCATCGACTTGCGCTGGTTTTCGTTGTCATTCCACCGCGCCGTGATCGTGGCTTTGTCCGCGTACAAAGCGGTGCTTTCCATGTACCCGCCGTAGGGCCAGTTTTGCTGCGGCGAGTTGGTTGCCTTTTCCCCTCGGACTTTTGTGAACCCTGTGCCGGCGCTTATCCCGCTGCCTGATCCCGCGTCGATGGCGGAAGCGATGAAGCTCACCGCCATCGTGTCGTCCTGCGGTGCCGCTACGGATGTTTCAATCCACGGAGACTCCGTAGCAGCCCACCCATCGACGCGGGAAAACCTTCTAGCGGCCCAATTCACGTCCGTAAGCTCCACGGCGATCGTCACCGGACGGGAACCCCCTGTGCCCGCCCACATCAAAGACTGCTCACCGCCATCCGCGATCTTGGCGAACACGCCAATGTTTGCTTGCGCCGGAGCGCCGCCTGCATTGAACCTGTGAACCTGTGAGAACCCTGAAGGCGGGTCGAGGTTATCCGCATCAGAGTTCGCCACACTAAGCAAAATCAGGTTGCCCGCAGTTGCAGGGCTGGCCAGCACCACTTCATTCACCGTACCGTTGTGGTAGTAGTCTGAAACCTGAATAGCGCTCTGGACCCGAGAAGGCACTTAATTAGCCTCCTGCCTCGACCACTCTCCGATAAACGAACACTTCAGCGTTGTTATTGCCCTGAAGGATGTAGAACGTCCCGGTGTCGTAGTCGAAGAACGTGCCTTTCGGACTCCACAGCTTCGGTCCCGGCAGAACCGTCTCAAGGTAGCCCCATTCGCTCGGCTGCGTGTCACCGGGGTTCTTCGCATCCAGCGCACCACGACCATCGTCGTACAGCGGGAAGCACCAGTACGCGGACTTGTTGTCGATATGGTTCCAACGAGATTTGGCGGGATGCTCAGGAGAGCCCAGCTCGTCGGGATGACCGCTGTGTACGCCCTTGTGACCCCGGCCGTTGTGGCCGTACCACTGGCCCCACTTGCTGCCCATTGTGGTGCCGACGAAGCACAGGCTGTCCTCAGTGAAGAATCCCCGGCCCAGGCGCGTAACCCGCGACGCAATCATCGTCCACGGCTTGTTGGGCTTCATGGTTTCGTCCGGCCACGTATACCGACCGTTGCCGTGCTCGCCCCACTGCGTATCCAGGTGATACCAGAACATCCGGTCTACCGGCACCCAGCCGTTTTTACTCGTATCGCTTTGCGGGGTAGAGTCGCCGTTCCAGAACGACAGTGAACCGCCGGGGCTGTACTGGCTGATGATCGACTGCCACGTAAAGCCGTTCATGTAGTACTGGCCGTATTGGTCAGCCAGCCAAGGCGGCGTGTTGTTGATGTGGCCTGCCGTCTTGCCCCGGCCTTCGATGTCGTGCCAGCCGAGCCAGTTGGAGCGATCCCACGTCGCCAGATCAATGTCCGTGATGTGAATGTACTCGCGGTGCTGCCCGCCGCCGTTGTACCAGTTGAGTCCGGTGGTCACGACACGGCCATTGGCCTCGTCGTAGAACACGTCGGACAGCACGAACTGGCCTTTCGACTCACCCCACACCGGCATGTAAGGGGAGAGCTGCTTCGCCACAGGCGTGCGATCCGGCGACAGGTTCTCAGGCACGCAGAAGGTCATGTAGCCGCGACCCTCGTTCTGGTGCGTGGTCATCCAGATGATCGTGCAGCCGCTTTCAGGGTCCGTGCCTCCGACACTGAACCCGCCGCGATTGAACGCAACGGTCTTGCCGCTCGTGCCTACCGTGTCCCTCTTCGGGAACCTGAACTTGCCGACGTACTCAAGCTCGGGAAACTGAGTTTCAGGGTGCTTGGGTTGCCAAGGGCCGTAGTGGGCATTAGGACAATTCGTGTCGTTCCACATGCTCAGTCCCTGGCACATCGTAGGCCGTGGGTAGTCCACAGCTACGGGCGGCTCGGGCTCGGGCTCGGGCTCGGGCTCGGGCTCGGGCTCGGGCTCAGGCTCGGGCTCGGGCTCAGGCTCAGGCTCCGGCTCGGGCTCGGGCTCGGGTTCGGGTTCGGGCTCGGGTTCGGGTTCGGGTTCGGGTTCGGGTTCGGGTTCGGGCTCCGGCTCGGGTTCGGGTTCGGGCTCCGGCTCCGGCTCGGGTTCGGGGATCGGCAGCGAAATGACATACTGGCCCGCAGGCAGGTCCGCGTCTGTCGTAATCGTGACCGTCTGCGAAGGCGCAGGAACAGCCGCGATAGCGACGCAGCATACAACCGCTGTAAACAGAGTCCATCGAATTGAGTTACGCATTTTCACTCTCCCGTTTCCATTCGTCGTGTTCCACGAGTGCGTCATGGCGCGTCGTGTGCAGGATATTGCTCGGGGTTCCGTCAGGCTTCCGTGCCTGCCAGCGCTTTTCGCCGTTGTCGCCAACGGCCTCGATGACTCGATCCTTCACCTTGCCTCCTCGGCCAATACGGCCAGCACATGCGCACTCCGCCAGATCGGCCCTGTGCGCGTGTCGATGTGGGTGTAGCGGCGGTCGCCTCCGACACCGGGGGCGCCCCACTGCACGAATAGCTGCTGAAGGACTCGGGCCGGAGTTCTCTTGGCCCACACGTCCGCAGCGCGCGCGAAAATATGGAGTGAGTTGGGGGCGCCGTCGACCTCGGCGTTGTAGGTCGGGCACCGGCATCCATTGGTGACGTGAAGCGGCTCGTCGATATGGTCACGAGCGCGCTGAAGGAAGCCAACCAGGGCGGTGTCGGCCGTATCGAATCCGCACCCGCAGGGGCAGGCAAACTCGTGGCGCTCGAAGTCAGCCGACAGCTTCACGGCTGCGTTTCCTCAAGGTCGGTGATTCGCTTCTCGATGTGATCGAGGACCACCGTGGCGCGCAGGATGGTCTCCGACATTTCGTCCAGGCGCTCCTCGAAGATCCCTTCTCGGACCTTAATCTCACTAAGCTCCTTCACCATCTGCATGACCTGAAAATTGAGCTGCACGCCCCAGGTGATTCCGCCAAGCAGGATCATCAGCGCAGCAGGCGAAAGCCACCTGTCCAAGATCGATCGATCTGCGGCGCGGCGAACCTCGCCCCTGCGGTCAGTCTCAACAAGCCGATCCATATCAGCGGCGCCCCTGAATCACGTCGCGGTACTTGCTGACGCCCCATGCAAGACCGATTGCCGCCGACAGCGCGAGGAACCGCACCACTTCGCTTTCGGCCGCAGCAGGGATCCATCCGCGGGCAACCGCATAGGCCACCAATGGAGCGATAGCGTGCCGAGCCAGCCTGAAAAGATCTCCGTTCATTCCTGCCTCTCATAGCGTTAGCGAGCCAGGGCCTCGATCTCGACTACCTCATTCGTCGATCGGAATGGCGTCCACTGACTCAATGAGCCCGCGCTTGTTGCGCTGAATGGTAAAGCGGTAGGGAATGGGTTTAGGTCGCGCGGCGTTGCGCTCGATGGCCGCGGCAAGCTGCTCCGCGAACTGGCGCTGTCCGGACTGGAGATCCTTTGCGATCTCCATCATCGCCGCGGAACTGCGCTCGGAATTCATCACCGTAGCCCGGGCAAGCGCCTCCAGCTCGGCCGAGGGGGCGGGCGGGGCTTCAAACCTCGCTGGCGAGGCTGGCGAGGTTTCCTTCTTCGCCGGCGGCGAGGCTGGCGAGGCTTCCTTCGTCGGCACCGACTTCTTGCGAACGACGGCGCCGGTCGATCGGAGCCTGCGCAGCTCCTCTTTCGTGATCTTCTTCATCGCGTCAGGCACCTAATCAGCTCGTCGAGGACGCCCAGTCGCGCTTCCAGCCTTTCGGCCTGCTTCATCATATCGACCGTGACCTCGTACAGGACGCCATCTTCGTCCTCGTATTCCTCGGTCACGGGCTCCGGGGGCGCGGGCGCCTCCTCCTGCTCTGCCTGCCGGCGGGTCGGTCGATTCACGTCCTCGGTGCCGCCGGCATCCGTGTCGCTCTCGAAGTCCCACTCCTGTAGCTGGTTGGCGGCGTTCAGCTCGAGGCCGGACACCGTGGCGCCCATCGCCGCCATGCGATCGCCCACCCTGCCCGCGATCTTGCGTTCCAGCTCGATGTTCGAGGCGAACACCCAGTCGATGTCCACGGGGCTCTGCATCCCGTAGCGGGCGAGGCGCCCCGATACCTGGTCGACGCCGGTCGCCTTCCAGGGGAGGTTGATGCCGATCTGCGCGCGCGGGTTGTTCTTCTTCGTCGGGTGGATCGATAGGCCGGTGCCTCCCTTCGCCATCGTAGCGACCATCACATCCAGCTTGCCGGCCTTGAAAGCCGCGAGATCATCCTTCGCCGTCTTGTCCGTGACGTTCACAGTCTCGAACTGGGCGGCGCCGACGTAGACCGCGGTGCTGTCGCGGCCGAAGGCCTTCACGATCTCGTCCACCGTGGATGGCAGCGTGTAATCAGTCAGGCCACGGTCCTCGAACTCGCGCTGAAGCTCCACCTTCCATGACGGGTAAGGCGCGGGTTCGTCCTGGGCGAAGGCGATGCGGTTGGCCTGCTCCATTTCCATCGGGGAGATCCCGAAGGTGAAGCCGCGCTCCGACTTCGTTTCGGTGAAGATTACGGCCTGCTTGCCGTCCTCCACCGCCTTGCGCGCCATGCGGATGCCGTCGTCCAGCTTTGCGGCCTCGAGGATGCGCTTCTGCGTGTTCATCTTCAGGGCGCCGAGAATCATGGAGCCGGTTCGGTTGAAGGCCTCGTCGTAGGCTCCCGTGATGGTGTCGAAGCGCTCCACCCACTCCTTTGAAATCTCGACAGACCGGAAGTTGGATTCGACCATGCCATCGGGCAGCTTCTTGATGCGCTGGGTGAACAGGCCCTTGCGATCCAGCCAGTCGCGGGCTTCCGCGGCCAGGGCCACACGCGACCGGCCTCCCGGCCAGTACGCCACCAGATCCACCTGATCGGCCCTGCGGCCCGTCTGCACCTTCTGGAGCGACGCGCCGTAGGCCAGCGCGAACTTCATGTGACCGCCGGCCTCTTCAAATATCCCCGTGGGCTCGAGGTACGCCATTTCGACGGGGTTCTCGTAAGGCGTGGCGCTGGAGACGATGGTCATCGAGGCGTCGCGCATCATCTGGCTGGCGATCACAGCCCGCGTGGACTCCGAGGGCCCGCCGATGTTCTTGATGTTGTGCGCCTCGTCGAAGATCAGGACCGTGTTCTCGTCGAGGACAGGTTTCGCAGACTTCTTATTGGATAGCGCCGAGTAGGTGAAGAACTCCACCCTGTCACCGATCCCGTAGTCGGCCAGATCCTTCTCGATCTGCGCGATTAGGTTCTTGTTCATGGTGACGTAGACGAAGCGGCGATCCTGCTGCTCCCCGATCTCGCGCATGGCGCCACCCAGGACGAAGGTCTTGCCGGAGCCGGCCTGATTCGCCAGCACGAACACCGGCTTCCCGTCGAGGGAGGCCCTGGTAATCATGCCGATGTCCTCGATCTGCTCCTGCACGACAGAATCAGGGATACCAAAGCGCCGGCCGCGCTCGATCAGATCCTTCGTTTCGGAGCCCACGAGGGCGCGGTATTCTTTCGGCGTCAGGGCCTCGTTCGGCGTGGCGTTCAGCTTCGGGCGCAGCTTTTCCCGCGCCTCCTTCACCATCTCGTCGGCTTCGGGGTCGATCTGGCCAAGGTCGACGCCCGTGCCGTCCTCGTCGCCCAGCTCGGCCGCGATGGGACCGCGCGGGTCATCGGTGAAGCGGTAGGCCTTCTCGTCGTAGTCGAAGCGCCCGCCCAGCTCGTTCATCAGCTTGCGGACAGGGTATGTGTTGCCGGACACGAGCCACGTATCGCCGTCCTGCTTCACCTTCAGGCCCGCGGCGCGCAGGATCGCATCTACGTCGATCTCCTTGATCCGCTCGGCCTGCTTCTTTTTGCGCTCCTCGGCCTTGGCCCGCGCCTCGGCGTTGAGCTTCTGGTCCAGCTCGTCCTTGAACGGCGCAAGCCCGGGCTTGTCGATCGCGCCGCTCGAGATCATCCAGCGAACGTAGTCGGGATCCTCGTCGGCCACGTCGAACACGTTCCGGTCGCGGTACTTGCCGAACGTGATGATCGCGTCCTCGCGGTTCGCCTGGGGGCGATTCTCGAGGCCTCCGCCAGTCTGCGCCGCCGCATCCGGATTCTTCGGGTCCACGAAGGTGCCATCGGATCCGCCGCCCTCCTCCGTGAGAGCCATGAGCTGCCCGCCCTCGTACCAGACGCCGTTCGGACCCTCCTCGCCGCCCGGGCGCGCCCTCATGCCGGCGCGCTCGTAGAAGTTCAGGAAGTAGTCGCGCAGTACCTTTGCGTCGGACTCGGGGACACCCAGGCGCAGCGACAGCGCAACCGGCGCGAGGCCGCGGAAGCGCCCGCGGTCATCGTGGTACAGCTCCTGCGCCGCCTTGTAGCCGGGGAGCTTCTTCGCGGGATGCTCTCCCACGAAGGACTCGTCCATGCCCAGCTCGGGCACCATGACGCCGCGCTCCACCGCGTCACTGATCGCGCGGTAGTCCTGAAGCGTGGTCGCCATCATCAGGTCGGTGGGGAGCGTCCGGCCCTCATAGAAGCCGGCAGGGTCCGCCTTGAAGCGATCCCAAAACGTCACCGCCTGATCGTGGACGGCGCGCTTGAACTTCTCGGACACGCCCAGCTTGCCGTCGCCGCCGACCCACGGGCGCTTCCACATTTTCCGGGCTTCGTCGTCGGTGGCGCCAACCAGACGGAGGAGCTTCACGCGGTCATCGGGCTCCGCGCCGTCCCACCAGTCGCGGATCTCCCGGCCGCGCTCCGGCGTCATGTAGTCCTCGACGATCTGCTTCAGCGCCTCCAGCTCGCGCCGCTCAAGATCGCCCTGCGCAACAGCCTCGGCGTTCTTCGTCTCGCGCTCGGTCTTTTCCTGCTCCGTTTCGAGAGGCAGGTAGCCGTTTACCGTCTGGACATTGGCGGCAATCTTCTCGCGCGCCGACAGCGGGGAGAAGCTGCGCGACCTGCGCGGATCCCATATACGCGCCAGCGCCTGATGGTTGCGCGTGGCCCGTCCAAGAATAGGCGTTGCCTCGGACCACTGGTTGACCGACTCGTACTGGCCCATTTCCGCGGCGACATCCGCGAGGGCCAGGATTCGGTCCTTCATCTGGTCAGCGGCCAGTCCGTCGCGGTAAGCGTTCGAGTTTTCGAGAAGCGCAGCGAGCTGGATCTGCGACATACCGTCGAGCTTCGCGCGGATGCGCTCGCGCTCCGCGGCGCGATCTTCCGGGGGCTCGTAGCCTTGCAGGAGATCCAGGGGCTGATCGCCAGGATTTTCGGTCGCGTCCTGCTGCTCGAGGGTGAAGCCCCCATCCGACTCCAGACCGGGGGAAGGCGTTAAACCTGGAGCCGGAGGGGGCTGTTCGGTGTCGACGGCCGTTTCGGCAGGAGCTTCCTGCGTCGCAACGTCCGCGATGTCGAGTTGGTTGAGTGATCCGTCGAAAAGCGGCCCGAAGCCGGCGTCGACCGGCGGCCGCTGGGCTTCCTCGCGCGCGCGGCGCTCGCGCTCTAACTCTTCGGTTGTCCGCTCTCGTCCGCCGAGGAGGTCCGGCTGCGATTCTGGTTGTCGCGGGCCCGCTTCTTCGCCTCCATCGACTCCCGCATCCGTCTGCGGTTGTGATGGCGCTTGATCGCCGCCGCGTTGTGGCGAACCTTGTCGAGCAAGGTTATCGAGGACTTCTCGCTCAAGCTGGATTTCCTCTTCAATGAGCTGAATGGCCGACCGGATGTCGACGGCCGTGTTGATAATGTCCGCGAGAACATCATCGGAAAGTCCGGCCAGCTCACCCTTCAGGTAAGCATAGCTCAGATCCCGCAGCTCGGCGTCATCGGGGTCGTAGAGGTCCTGGGGCGGAATGGGCTCTTCGGTGTCCTCGCCGCGATAGCGCTCGAGGCGAGCCAGCTCGCCTTCAAGCTGCTCGATTTGCGCCACCGTGGAGTCGTACTCGGCCTGCACGCTCGACCGCGGCGATACCTCGCGCCCTCCGACCAGCGCGTTGTCGAGCATCGCCAGAAGCTCGTTCGGGGTGCGCTCCCGCGTGTCGAAAAAGCCCAGCTCGCCCAGCGACTCGGCCATATCGTCGAAGGACCGGCCGTTCTTGGTGAACACGCGGCGGATGCCGGCGCCGAGGCGCCCGAACTCGGCGGGGTCGATGCCCTGCGCCTCCGCCTCTTCCCGGGAAAGGCCACCCAGGAGGGCGATGTTCTGGAGAAGATCGTGGTCAACGGACGGGGTGGCGTCGTTGCCCAGCTTGACCTTTGGCGTCTCCGCTGAGAGGCGGTCGATGTCGGCCTGGATGGCATCGCGCTCGGCGTTATCGAAGATCTCGCGCGCCGGCCGAGGATTGGGGTCATCAGAAGCGTAGGGGATCGGCTCGGGGTCCGCTGCATCAAGGCCAATATCGCGGTAGCTCTGCTCCTCGATCAGATCCTCGATGGCCCGGGACTTCAGGTCGATCAGGGAGAAGTCCTGCGTGGGCACGGGCTCGACCGGCGCATCTTCCAGCTCGATCGGAAGGTATTCTTCGGGCGTGTATTCGACGGAATCGAAGGTTTCCGGCGCCGGCGTGACCGGCGTCCCTTCGATGGAGTAGGACGTTGGGTCCACCTGGCCCTGCTGGAAGGGGTTGTACAGCACCTGCCCTTCGGGCGCATCGGGGTTCAGGTACTCCGCGTCGGTCGGCAGATTCTGCGGCTGCGGCCGGAACTTCTCGCCCTCGATGTAGACCTGCTGGACCGCGATCTCCGCGGTGAGCGCATCGCCTCCCTCGTCCAGGACGCGCTGGCGGGCCGCTTCGGCCTCCTGCTCAAGGGCGGTCTGGTAGGCGTCGGCGCGGCGCTGCACGTCGTCGCGCGCCATCGACTCCGTGGGCGAGGAGATCGCGCCTGTGATGACGCCGACCTGCCCACCGCCCACCGCGCCCGCCGCTGCGGCGTTGCGGATCTCGGACCAGTTTTCCGGCGTGAAAATGTCCTTGTTCTCGTCGACCCACTTGACCGCCGCCTTCTCGACGATCGTCTGAAGGCCCTCAGTCACCGCTTCGCCGGCGGCAGTCTCCAATCCGCCCTCAACGGCTCTGCGGAAGATGCTTTTGCGCACAGCATCTTCAGCTCCGGGCGGCAGGAACTTGCGGAGCGCGGAGAAGATCGGGAGCTGTTCCAGGGCGGCGTTGACGGCGCCGAAGCTCGCAGCGACCCCGGGCCGGATCTCGCCCGTCTCGTCGAAGATCTCGCCGCCGATCTCGCCCACGGTCATCGGAAGAGTGGTAGCAGCGCCGCCTACCGCGCCCCCGCGGATCATGGCCCGACGCGCGATGTCGTCGGTTTCCTTGATGATCTGCTCGACCGGGATCTTGTCCCTCAGTCGCTTCTCGAAGTGATCGCGGATCTTCTTCTGCGCGAGGCGCTTGCCGGCAAAGGCGCCGACCCCGCCGCCGGCGATGCCCAGTGCAAGATCAGGGATCGTCTCGCCCGACGTGAAGGCCAGCCAGTCACCGAAGTCGCCCCACGAGGAAATGTCCTCGATCCGCTGCACCCGACCGGCATTGGCCTGCGCCTCGGCCATGTTCGACTGGTAGGTTTCCATACCCCAGTCGCGCATACCGTCGAGGCCCAGCGCATCGCCCAGGAGCATCGCCGTGGCGCCGCCCATGCCCTGCATCTTGTCGATGCCGGAGGCGAAGCCCTTGCGGAACTGGGACCGATCGTCGATCTCGGGCTCGGGGGCGGGCCCCTCCCGGGCCTGAACGGCGGAAGGGCTGTCGAAGGGGTTTACGAAATCGAGGAACGGATCCGGCCCAGCGCTCGGCGGGTCCAGCTTTACCTGATTACCGGGGCCGGGGACGCTGCCCTCAATGCCCTGGCTGATGATGCCGTCGCCAAGGTCATTCGGGCCATCAGCAAACGCTGAAGCCGAAGAGGCCTGCGGGCCATCGTTATCGAACGGGTTCTTCAGGCCCTCAAAGGGGTTTGCGGATCCCATGCCTACGGCTGCGGCGCTGCACCAGTTACGCGCCTCCCCTTGGCGACCTGATCTTCCATGAAGGCGCGAATCTGTTCATCCGGAACGCCGGGGTTCGCCGCCTTGAAGCGCAGCACGTCGCTGTAGTTGAAGTCGCCCCAGTAGGCGCCCCACTCCGTACTGCGGAAGGCGTCGTTCACGAGCTGGGTGGCCCGAACGGGATCCGCCGTGTCCTTGAGCATATCGGCAAGCATCCGGTTGTACGTCTCGGACGCGCCGTCCTTCGCGCTCGTCTTGACGAACTCGCGGGCATCCTCCGGCGACATCCCATGCTCCTGCCGGTAATACTCGACGAGCTGCGCTTCGGCGGGACCGCCGCCGTAAGCCGATTCCTTGGACTCGTCCGGGCGGCGGTACGGCGTGAACTCGTTCGTCTTGGTGTTGCGCTGACCGTACATTGTGAGCGACGGCTGGCCATCCTCCTCAAAGGTCAGCGTCTCGTCCTGCATCGACGGGCGCTCCATTTCGATTCGGTCGCGCGCATACTCGTCGGACTGAGCCAACTGCCCAAGTCGGAAATCGTTCTGCTGCTCGTTGTTCAGGCGGTTCGTCTCGCGTCTGTTCGTGGTCCGAACTTCTTCCATAGCGAGCCGGTTGTCCTGGCGCAGCGCCTCCATCGCGCGCTCGCGCTCGGCCTGAAGCTCCGCGCTGATGAAACCGCCGAAGCCCTTTGCGCCACCTGCGACGGCGCCCAGTAGACCCATGCTAGGCACGTTGCTGATCCCCCTGCTGCTGCCCGGACTGCTGCTCCCCCAGCGCCTTGTTGAACACGCTTTCGGCCTGCTTCAGCTCCTGCTGGCTGGCCTGCTGGGCAAGCTGTGCCGCGCGCTCCGGAGGGACGCCGTGGGCCTGAAGGATCATTTCGGCCGCGGTGAACATCACCTGCTGGGCTTCCTGTTCGTTGAAGGTTGCCCTTCCGGCCTCCTCGGCCATATCCATCATCTCGTCGGCCGTGAGGATCGTCAGCGGAACCATGACGCGCTCGGGGATCTGCGCGCGCTTGTTGACCTCACTCAGGAGCATCGTCACGGACTTCGCCGTGGAGCCGATCTTGTCCTCGTCCGGGGAGATCATCCTGATCGCGCCCTTCGACACCTTCGGGCTCTTGTAGAGCGCCTGGGCCACCGCTTCGGCGCCAGTGCGCAGGGCGTTGTTCAGCTCTTCCCGGGGAACCTCTCGAGTAACTTTTCGCGTGGCCTGCCCGGATGCGTTCATGGCCTGCGGCGACGCCATAGGCTGCGAAGGCGCGCCCGCCCCCGGCATCTGCATGGCCTGCTCGAAGGGAGGCTGCATCATCCTGCGTACCCGTATCGTTGCTGCGCCTGCGTGGCGCGCTGGTCGATGATCTCGCGGTTGCGGTCAAGGCCGGGGATCGTGCGGCGACTGCGCGGCTGCGTCTGGTAGTTCTCCCATGATGCGCGACGCCGGTTATCCTCGCGCTCGAGCTGGTTCCAGCGCTCCTGAACCATCGAGCCCTCGGCCCAGCCCTGGGCCATGCCGGCCAGCGTCTGCATCCCGGCCGGCGACGAGGCGAAGTCCTTCGCGCCGGAAGCGACCTTTCCCCAAATGTTCTGCGTCGGATCCACCACGTTGTCCAAGTTGGTCGGAACGCCGCCGGACCCCGCCATTTCCGAGAACGAAGGCATCGAGAACGTCTGTGAGCTTTGGCCGGTCAGGGATGCAAGCGCGTCCTGCGAAGGATCCTGGTTCAGCGCAGCGCGAGCGCCTGATAGCTCGGAACCCCCGGCCTCGTCCGCAATTCCCGACAGGGTGAATTCAGGCTGCTCCATGCCGCCCGACAGGAGGTCATCAGCCGTGAAGCCCTTCCCGCCGACGCCCATTTCCACCACGTCCCCGGTGCCATCCAGGGAGGAAACGATGTCGCTGGCCACCGATGGATCGGTGCCAGCAAGGCTTGCCGGTCCGGCGCCCTGAAGCACCCCGAACTGCTCACCGAGGTTCTGCGCGGTTTCGATGGGACTCGCAAAGCCGGTCAGCGCACCCTTGACGAATCCCGACGCGCCCTCGACAAACTTGGCCATAAAGCCCTTGGCAGCGGATGCCTGGGTGAAGCCCTGCATAACCCCGTTGGCGATTGCCACGCCTCCCGTGAAGATCGACACGGCCATGAGGCCGTAGCGCACGATGTCGTTATTCAGAACCTTTTTCAGGTCGATGTTGAACACGTCGTCAACGAAGTCCACCACGCCGTCCAGAATGTCGCCAAGGACGTCACCAATCTTGTCGAATAATCCCACCTATGATTGCCCTCGCTATGTTCAGGCGGGGAGCCCAATTCACCATTGAATCAGGCTACCCCCCGTAAACCCGCCGCCGCCGATCGTTGATCCGCCGAGCCCGGGGAAATTGCCGCGGTCGTAGCCTGCCGCCTCCCACATCGACTGGATCTCAGGGGGGAGCGAGTCCCATTCGGCAGCGTTCGCGCCGTTGCCTGAATTCGTGTTGTCGAGATCGAATACCTCGAAGCCCAGGATCATTTCCATCCCGGCCTCGAACTCATCCTTCGCCTTACGCAATCGTCCGCTGGCCTCGCCCTCGGTGTACTCGGAGTTGCCCAGCACGCTCTGAACCACGTCGTAGTAGCTCTGGAACATCCGCGCCGCGGTGTCGTTCTCGGAAATGATCTGCTTGTACTGGCCTTCGATATTGGCCACGTCGATCGCCGTCGAGGCGGCAAGCTCCTGCTTGGCAAAGTCCTGATCGCCGGCCAGTTGCTGAAGCTCCATGCCGTACTTTCGCTGGCGATCTGAGTTCAGCATGTCGTTCGCCATGCCGGCGTTCGACACGGAAACCTCAGTCTCAAGCGCGGCATTGTTTGCCCGCCTTTCAGATTCGAGCGCCTGATTCTGAAGCTCCGATCGGTTGGTCGCCTCGGCCTCCTGCATCGCCAGCGGCGAGGCCTGTCGGGCCATTTCCGCCATCTGCGCGCCGGCCGCGAGGGAGCTGTTCCGAAGCCCCAGGCGGTTTGCAACACGAACCCCATCCTGCCGCGCGAGAGTCATCAGCGGGCTATCCTGGCTCAGGATGTCGTTCAGGCGCTCGCTGGACAGCTCCTCCAGAGTGATGTCGCGGTCATTCTCCGCGGCGTTGTCCGCGATGGCCTGAAACGTGCCGCCTGATTCGGGCTCGTACTGGCCCTGCGCGGATCCATCCGCGTTGCGCGTGTTCTGCGTGTTGCCGTAGGTTGACTGGAGCGGATCGCCGTAGCGCGCGACGTAGGCCTCGCGGAAGCCCGGATTCTGCGCGAACTCGTTCCAGTCCATCTCGCCCTCGGCAAACAGGATCTGAGCCGCGTTCAGCGCCTTCTCCTGCTCCGTGGCGTTCATATCGAGGAAGCGGCGCGTTTTTCCGATGACTGCGTTCAGCGCATCCGCAGCCTGCTGGTCAATGGTCGCCGCCAGATCTGGCCGTCGCTCGAGAAGCGGGTAGACGGAGGGCGACGTTCCGTCCGTGGCGTTTCCACGTGGAACAGTGCTGTTGTCGCCGTCCGGGTTGGTGCCGCCGGGATTGAAGTCGGTGTTCCCGTCTCCAAGACTGCCCACGAACTGATTGGGGTCCGTATTCTGCGGAGGCGGATCGGTCGTCGGCCGAACGACATCATTTATGTTTCCTGCGCCCCCGCCCGAGCTGCCACCAGCGCCAGCGCCACCAGCCCCGGCGCCACCAGCCCCGGCGCCGCCAGCCCCGGCGCCGCCAGCC